TGCATTTCCAGATAGTAACTTCTGAGCACCTGCAAAAAGCTGAGATCCTGCCTCGTTGGCGCTCACCCACGCATCAGCGATGCTATTAGCAAAGCTAGTAACAAACGGCAGCAATTGGCCGCCGATCTTCTCAAGTGATACCTGAGCAGCTTGCCCGATGCGATCAAACGCCTTGCTCGCGTTATCTGCAACATCCTGATAACCAGCTTCGACATTGCCAGGAGACAGAGCCAGATCAAAGGCCGATTGCAGCTTGCCGGTCCCGGCTTCTATATCGGCGACAACTTTGCCTATTAAGCTCGCGCCCTCGATGCCGAACATCTTGAATAAGTCCGGCCTCTGGCTGGCTGGCATCGAGGCAATCGATTTTCCTAGTTCTTGGACAGTGCCCATGAAGTCGGTCTTGAGCTTAGACTGCATCCCGGCTTCATCTAGGCCCATCAGAGCTGCCACATCAGCAGAGTTCTGCTCCATCTTCTGAGAAACACGCTCGATCTTAGTTCCGGCTTCGCCTGCGCTATCTCCGGTATCGATGAGGAAGCTGGCCATAGCTTGCCATTTGCCATATGTGGCCTCGTCCGGTGCCCATTTGGCGATAGCTCCGCTCGAATTCCTCATAGCGGTAACTATCTCCTCCTCGGAGCTGCCCATTGCATTGGCTAGGTTATCTGTAGTACCGCCCACCTTGTAGGCGTATTCGGCCCATGACATCTCTTCTTCACCACGGGCCTTGCGTTGCGTGTTCCAAGCCCCGAGGGTCACAGATCCCATTTTGCCTATGCCGCTGCTCGTGGCTTCGGCTGACATGCCCCATGCGCCCTGAATTTGCGTGATGGCCCTGGTAAAATCAAGGATCTCCTGCTTGTAGCCCACCATGTTGCCAGATGCCAACTTGGACTGTCCGACACCGATAGATCCGGCCTGTTCGACCATTGAAGACGCAGCTTGTGCAGTGATGCCGAACTCCTGCCGGAGGTCCTGCAATTGGCTCATGAGGTCTTCCAGATTGTCGCCTTTCAGCCCGGTGGTACGGCCTATGGACGTTTTCATGTCTTCCCATGCAGATGCTGCCTGAGTAGATGCAGCGCCTAGGCCGATCAGAGCAGCGCCCGCCACGCCTGCTGCTATGCCGATGGGGCCAAGAGCAGAGGCGAAGGAGCTTGCCATGATACCGGCGGAGCCGAACTGGGATGTCATTCCCATTGTAAGGTTCTGCCCCAGAGCCTGCCCTATTGCGGCGAAGTTGCCCTTCTCACCAGCGAATTGGCCTTTCAGGCCACTCATGAATGATGTGGCATTGCCAGTTTGAAAATTAGGAGTGATTGTTGGGGCCTTGATTCCGTTTAGCTGGCTTTGCAATTGCTGTAAGCCCTGCATGATAGCAGAGCCGTTGTAAGTTCCTGAAATTTCAAAAGCTGGAATAAAAATCACTCCATGTGAGGCACTTTGTGCCCTTTCAAGCGGCAATTATCGGCTATCTCATCGTTAGTTTGCGGCGGGTTTTCGGCCCAAAGTTCACTAAACGACTTTGGATATTTCGAGAATATGTTGCCGATTGCGTTGCTGATGAACCAAGCCAGGCGTTTCAAGCTGAGGATTTTCTGATTTGATTGCTCTTTGCGGTAATAGAGCAATTCTAAAATGTCATTGTCGGTATACTCGTTGAGTTGGGCAGGCGATAGCCCGAGCGTCAACTTGGCAATTCTTTCATATCCGAGCCATCTATCTTCGCCTTCGCCGCGGCTATCTTTTTCTCCATTATTTCCGTCTGCTCGGTGGCAGCCTTGTCTTGGATCGCCTGGAACTCGTCGGAGGCTTTCCAGCTCCGTTCCAGTAAGGCAAGTGAAGAAGGGTCCGTGGCCATGTAGTAGGCTCTCATGATGGCCCTAATCAGGTCGATCTTTTGGCCGCCGGACTGAATATAATCATCGATTCCGCTATCTATTTCGGCTTGTGGAAGCTCGTTATTCATGGCATGGCGCAGAGCGCAAGAAAGGATCTTGGCCTGACCGAGCCACCCGCCGATGAGCCTATCAGCGAATAGGAATTGATCTTCAGGCGTTGCTTTGATCGCGTGCAAAATTCCGTTTGCCTCGGCCTCAAAGTTGCCCACGATCGGATGGCTGAATTTCAGAGTTCTGGTTTGACCGGCAAAATCAATAGATACGGTTCTTAGGCCCTTTTCGGGATTGGATTTAGCAGATTTTGACATATGCAATTCTCCTGCAAAATTGTAACCTGGTATAGTGGCCCTGCCAACCGCCAGGAACGGCTTTCGGGAATGACCCTAGGCAAGGGCCGATGAGGATTACTCCTCTTTCTTGGATTTCTTAATGCGCTTAGGCAGACTCTTCTCTCTTGCTGCCAGGTCGTCTGCCTCAACTTCTTCCTGGCTTCGATGGATCTGCCCACAAATCGGGCATTTCTCAGGCATTCCTAGCCCTCCACATAATAGAGTGGGCCATGCCCGGTGATCTCAATGGGCTGATCAATCAGAGCATCCCATTTTACCGTCTCGGATACCTTAGACAGGTACCCAATGCCTTCATATCGGCATAGGCTGGCCCCATCGTCGGTGTAGGCCCTGACAATGAGGTCACCTGCTGCCTTCAGAGTGGTGAGGTAATCCGAGGCTACACCGCCTGCCAGATGTGCGTGGGCCATGACGGTGGGCAGTCCGGTGCCGTCATTTGCAGCCGCAAGCTCTACAGAATCAAGCAACCTCATGGCATCTGCGCAGGATCTGACATTGGCCTGAACTTCTGCCGCCGTGCTAGTCACAGTTCCGCCGCCATCGGTCCCTAGCTGGACCACGATATCATCACCGGATACCGTAGTTCCCAGGGTCTTGCCGCTTCCTGTCTTGTACTCGATCGAGACTTGTTCTCCGGCATCTCCTCCTTGCTTGGCGGTATATACCAGGTCGTTATCATCGCCCGCAAGATCGGTGGTGAGCGTGGCCCTGGTATCCCACCAGTGCTTATCAGCCGAAAGTTTCCAGTCCAAGATAGTAGGCACGGGCTTCTTTGCGACATCTCCGAGCGTGCCGCTTTCAGCCATGCCCATGTTATAGCTGATGTCCCATTTCGAGCAGCCGCCGATTTCAGCCAGTGCAAAATAGCTGAAATCTGCCGTCACCGCGCCGGAGGGTGCTGTCAGGAGCCTGACCTGGCCACTTGCGTAATTGATCTCTTGTACGGTCGTTATATCGGTGCCGCCGTCTTTTATCGTGATGGCAGAGTCCTTGTCCCAATTGATTTTCGCCCCTGGTGCTTTATACCAGAGGCTGGACCCTATTCGGGTCATGGATTCGCCGGTCGTTGCTGTGGCGGCGGCAGCCGTCTGCATGTGGAATGCAGCCGATACTCCGCTAATTACTGCCATTTCAGCCTCAGATGCTGGAAGAGTAGCTTACAGCGCCGTAGGCGTCAAATGACCCGGTAAACTCATCGTAACCGTCCCATTTAGCGGTGACCTTGTAGCTTTTCATGTAGAAGGTGCCGGTGTAGCCTGCGGCAGATCCACCATGAGTACCGGACTCGATGAGGTCCAGAGTGATGGCCGTGCCTGCGATGAACTTGGCCCAAAGGCCGCCCTGGCCGCCATCCGCCTTGTTGTACTTTCCCTGGATGTCTACGGAAACGCCGTAGATGGTGGGCATGGGCTTTTTGGCCACGTCTCCGAGAGCGCCGGTCTCATCCATGCCCATGTCTGCGTTCATGCTCCACTGAGTGATACTACCAACCTGGGTAGCATTGTCATAGATTTTTCCTGATGTTCCTGATATTACAGCCATATTTATTCTCCTAAAACAGATCTGTCTTTGCCTCCCGCTGCGCATTCGCGCAGAACTCATCGGCAATTATCCTAAGTAATCCAATGTCAGAATCTCTTCCCAGACGGAAAGATCTTCAGAAATGTACGGCGTTTGCCGCCAATTGGTAACTGAAAAGTCCAATGTGCTGCCATTCCATGACAGGGTTGTATTTGCCCGGATGTAGGTTTTGACTGCTTCGGCCAAGTTCTTTGCATCATTCTCAGATGACTTTGATATGCATCGGACTTCAATCTGCCCCGATGGTATGCCGCCGTTGCCACCAAGAAAGGATTGCTCGTATGACGGCAGATCTATAACTGCAATACATGCATAGGGCGACGTGGCAAGCTTTTCGTCTTGCAGATCGAAGTTTCGGCCTGAGATGACGCCCGAGATCAGAGCCGCGACGGCGTCATCATTTTGCATAGCGGCAGCTAAGGCAGCAGATAGGTTTGACATAAGACTCCTGAGAAAATTATTTAACTTTGCAAATGCCTTTTGATTTCATGATACGAGAATTAGCGGCACGGCGGAGGCGGACGGAATACACTATCTAGCCTTCGCCATAAACCCGCTCGATGCACTCCCGCGCCTTCGCTTGCATGATGAATACAGATGGCCGGATAAATGGCCTGAAACGCCACTTTCTTTTTGTCTCTTCTTTGGGGCCAAACTCCTGATGTTCCGTGTAATCCGCATCTGACCCCAATGTTATGCTATAGATGCATGGACTTATGCGCTCTACTTTGCTTACCCGCTCTATGCCGTTATCCATGTGGTTGGTGTCTTTCAGGCTCAGCGCATGGGCGGCGTTCTTGCCCTCTATTAGGATTTGGTTGGCCGCTTTCTGCGCCAAAGCATCTTGCTCTGCAATCATTTTGGCAATTTCATGCTTGAGCGAATCGGCGGCAACTTTCAATTCTATGCTCATGAGTATAACTCCGACAATTGCTTTTCAGAAAGTCCGATATAAGGGGGCGGTGTCTTGGTGAATGCCTGAATACCTGATCTCGTCAGTGCCTTGTCGAATCCGTAAACAAGATGACACCGGCAGTTTGGCTCAGATGGATATTGCAGTTTGTTTGAAAATGGCTCTCTGATCAGGACAATTTCGCCGTTAAGCGCCCGGTGGGGATTTCTGACCCGGCCATCTCCGACAGTGACCCATCCCTTTGTTTCACTGCCAGCATCGACAGCAAACTCTACCGAACTGCCCCATGTCATCGTGTGCCGTTCGGTCCTGATGATCATCCGTGCCCGGAAACCGCTATTATCGACTATGCCAGATAGGCCAGGCTCTTTCAGGATTTGCCTAGCAAGAGGCCGTTCGTTCTTGCCAGAGTTTGACCAAATGAAAGACATGAGCTTGTTTTTGTCGGTCTTTGTCATGCCTTTAATGAGCTTTCCCGCTTCCGGTTTGAAGAATTTATCCGCTATATCAGAAACATTCTCAACAGGCTTCAATTTGTAGGCTTTCGCGAATTCGACTGATGAAAGCTCCATTTCCTTGAACATGAACTCTTCGACTTTCGCCCAAACTGCCTTATTCTTCTCGCGGCTTGCTGCGACAAACTCCTGCATTTGATTTGTGGCAATGAAATCAAGAGGATCATATGGCCCTTCGACATCGAAAAATCCTACCGATTCCAGATAGGCTTTGATTTCCGGGCCAAACTTGGCAAGAATCCGCTGGATATCTTTGTCTGGTAGCATGACAGGCTCCTAGGCAGGCGTTCGTCTCATAGGTGGATAGATTGTGCCTATTAACCCATGATCGTTGATTGTAGGGCATTTGGCGAAGGCGATATGTAGAGCGAAAGCTTGATATATCTTCAGATCTATTAAGATATCATGGCAAATCGATATATAAGCGCAAAGGCCGATTCCATGTTACAAGATATCATGGATCGCCATAAGTATTTGAATCGAAGCGGAGCAATAGAATTCTTATACGACTTCCATTTCGCGACTTTGAAAGAGAATGGCATGACATTACTTGCAAAAGGTGAGAAGCAATGAATGAAGTTTGTCAGAACGAATATCACATTGCGTATGCGCCTATATCATGCACTTTAACTGGCATGCATTGCGGGTATAGTCACAATAAGAAGGATTACAAGAACTTTGTAAATTATTTGAATGAGGCTAAACAATGAACCAATTCCCAGCGGACGGCATCCTCTGCCGCGCGGTCTATCATGGGGAAGAACGCGGTGGATGCTACAATTTCGCATATCGCGAAGTGACAGTGAAGATGTATAGAATTACATGGGTATCGAAAATAACTGGATTTAAAGGGCACGGAGACGCAGCGTTTTCGTCTTATGTGGAGTGCATGGAAATATGCACTGAGATGAATAGGAAATTTCCCGAAATTGACCACTGCCCGGAGGAAGCATGCACTTGAAATCTCTCATCTACAGGCTCCTTCGCTTGCATAACGACCTAACCGCAATTCGCAAAGGGTCAAAGGCAGTCGGTCGCAGGATAGGCAGGAAGATAGTAGGTCGTTTGGCTGGTAAATTGATGAGGCGCATATGAGCGATTTCACAAAAGGCATGATCGTAGGTGCTCTGATCGCGCTTATTGGCACGCTTATCGGTGAGATAACATGAAATTCTTCTGCAAGCTTGTCATGGGCGAACCCGGAGATTTCCCAGGCGCTCCCGATACCGATACTTGGGAAATATCAGAGAAGGACTTCGATTATCTAAATGAGCAAATGAAACTGCGGGCTATAAGACAGATCAATTCTGCATGACATGAGAAGGTCATGGGCCGATAGCCATTTACACGGCCCGCGCCTAATCATGCAATCCCTCTTTTTGATGTACCTTGCCCTTAAAGGGCGTCATATGTGACTGTGATTGGCCTTCCAAATCTGGTTTTTCTTCTCGTTACAAATAGCTATCAGGTTATCCAAAGCCGAAATATCCCAAGACGGATCGTTGAGTTCGCATCTAAAATCATGGTCCCAAGGCCGCATGTTATCACCCGCTAATGTTAAGTATGCTGCTATTGTTCAATGGCACCGGCCACCAATCCGACAAAAATTTCATGTGATCGGCCCCATCACAGAGAGAGTCTATCGCTTGCGCCAAAGTCTGTATGGCGTTTGCAGCCGGTGCAATTGGCAACGTCCCTGGGGCAAAATCGTCATGCTGACTGCCGCTTCCGACTATTATCAACAGAATAATTAAAAATATAGTCATTTTTCACCAATTAAGTAACTTTTTTGTGGCAGATCGATTCATGAGTGCCCATGCAATCGCGATAGCAATGATGATTATAGCAGATACAATTGCAGCTTCACGAATTCCGTACTTTTCTGATACGCCGGTTATCTGATTCACAAGGGGGGATGCTACGCCAAGAGTCAAGGCGAAAAATCCAGCCTTTAGGACGCTATTATTTTTCACGGTGTCCCAGGTTAGTCCTATCAGGCGGCGGTCTTCTTCCAGTTTTTTTAGCCTTCCGTCCATATCATCGAGGCGGCAACTGAAATCTTTGCGATATCCATCACATTTCTCCCGGCCAACGATTTCGATTTTCAAGTCATTTACGGCATCGGTGAGACTGTTTATGGCGTCTCTGGACTCCTTAAGGAGCTGTAAAATGAGGTCGTCATTTGACATGCAACCTCATTGCTTTGCAGCTTCTATTTTCGCGGCCTGTAGCTCTTCTCTTGCCTTGAAATAACTAGCATAAGCATCTTTCAGCATCAGTACGAAGCTTGCCAGGATAACACCGCTCACGAATTCGGGAACGGGGACACCGAACGCGCTTAGCACCATCGCAACTAACGCAATCAGCAAAACTGATCCAAGCATTGCCAGAGTTAGCTGAAATCGGGTATTAGCATCACATGAACTCATTCCGTTACCTCCTTGGCCCATCCACCTGCTATCAGTTTCTTGGCCCTCGTTTCTGTCAGTTCGTGGCCGCCTGGCATCGATCCGATCTTGTATCGAGCACCGCCAGAAAGAGTATCGCCAAACCATTTATATGATTTGAGCATGAGAATTTCTTTCATCAGAAATGCACCCCACCACCAGATAGCTTTTGCCTCATATTCCGCATCGCCACCAGACCAAGGCCATTCGGCATATCGGGATGAGCCTTTGCCCACTCATCTGGAGTCATCCAAGGTCCGGCGTTGGCCGCCTTGATGAGATAAAAATTCGGCCCATATGAAGAATAGATTGCAGCGAGCGTTTTCGGATTGAGATTGACGCCAATTATGATGTCATCTCGCTTCAGTTCCGATGTCTTGCGGGTTGCCACGCCCTCATCACTTTCTGCATCCATTACCACCCAGGATCTAGCTACCTTCTCAGGATACCAGCCAGGGATTTTGCTATGTCCGCCCAGAGGAAGGTTTGCCTCCGGGCCCGTGTAAGTACAAATTCCATTTAGCCAATTTTCAGACATGTTTACTCACCTATTCGTGGCCCTCGAAGCGGCTTACGATCCGCCTTTCATGGGGCAATTGATGTTTACAGCCCCATCACAGTCGCCACATAAGTTGCTACCATTCCAGTAGCAGCAGCATCCTTGATCGACATATTCAGATAGCGATTACCTGCGCCAGTTTGCCACAGGATAGGCTGATTCTGCGCACCGGGCGTAGCGATCTTGGAATTGTAGATACCAATCGTCTCTCCCGGTAGATCATCGAAGAGATTGGTATAGTCTGCGGTCGCAGACGAACCTATGCCACAATCAATATTAGGAGAGGTTGCCGTCGCGCCGGTGGAAACATAAATATCCAGTGACAGCAATGCGACCGACTGCCCAAAAGGATTATCAACCGAATTGAAAGCGTTCTCTGTCAATGTGCCGATTGCGCCAGCGTATCTCCTGAGCTCTCCTCTGGCAATGTAACCGTCATTGTTCGCGACAATGCTATGCGCCCCCCACCCGGCAGCATCTAATAGTGTCGCGGTTCCCGACACCATGTTTGATACGATGTTGTTAGTTACATGTAGATAATCACACAAACTGTCAACATAAAACGCATATTTCATGTACTTTTGTGCGTTAGAGTTGACGAATTGGTTAGAATCTATCAGGAAATTGTGATCGTTATACAGTTTTATGCCGTAATTTGTGATCCAGTAGAATTTATTGTGGCAAATTTGCACAACGTAGGAATTCCATAAGTACATACCGGAATTTGACAGTTTGCAAAATTGATTATTGTTTATCGACATGTGGCTTGGGTTTTCGCATATTCCCGAAACCCCATACCCATAGCCCTCGAAGTTGTTTCCTGTAACCCAAGAATTACCGCACGGCATGAGATCGAGGCCGATTCCATTTGTGACGCAGCAATCAGATGCCATCATATTCTCAATGAAATGCAAATAGACAGCAGCGACCGAAATAACATCGGCATTATCGGCGCACCGGGCCGGGACAGATGACACTGCACGATTTGAAACAAACTCGCAGTTTTGAACAAAAATTTCATCAGTTTGATCTAAAAATAACGACGATGTTCCCATATTGTAAAATTGGCAAAACCGAATCTGCCAACGCAGATCTGCCGGAAGCGCATCCATTGGATGAATATATGCCCCGCCGACCGCGAACGACTCTGGATATCGACCATCGAATTTCAGATGCGACATTGAAAAGCGTTCGGTTGCATCGATTAAAACGGCATCAGTATAACCAGTCGCCGGGGATAGAATTGTATTTCCTAGGCCGCCGCCTAGGAGGTGCATATCTTTCACAGGAATTATTTTATTTTGCAATCTGTATATTCCAGGAGATATATATACGGTTGGCATCGCCTTTGAGGCAATTGCTGCCTGCATGACTGCTGACTCTGCCCCACTACCAGGATCTTCTGAGTCAATTGCACCGGCTAGAACTGTCCTTCCGTTGCTGTTTTCAGCGATAACCTGCGAGCCCTCGGTATAGACTATTGCATCATGCTCTGGCCTCGCGGAACTGCGCTTGTCGGAATAGCCCACCGCGCATGGGTCAGAATATACCATTCAGATGCCCCCTGCCCAATCCAATTGATAATCAGCAGCACTCGCACCGACTGCATTTTTGACCTCGAAAACGATTTCTGCCCAGGGGTAATCGAATACCATAAGGGCAGTTTGAGTATTTGCGGCCAATGTCGTTTCTGCAATCAAGATTTCAGGTAGCCCACCGGAATATAGGTATCCTGTGACCTTATATTTTAGAGCATTTGCGCCATCAGTGTTTTTCAGAAGGGAAAGCTTGTGAGTGAATCCTTTACACGCCCAGGTTTTTATTGCGACGTAGGAGTCGGTTACGGCCCCAGTCACTTCGCCGGTTGACCCTTCCACCGCCGTCTTGATGTCACTTAGTGTGGATTCGGTGGCAGCTCCGGTTGGCAAGGCAGATGAGAGTACATCGACATCGCCAATGTTTACCGTTGCAGCTTCCAAATTGACAACCAATTCGCCATCAGCATTTACTTTCAATGGGACCAATGTAGCCCCATCTTTGCCATAGGCCACAAATGCGCCTATTGCACTTCCCCATATCTTTTCGCTAACCATGTGTAAGTCTCCGCTGCCATTTCAGCCGGTAATCAGTTTGCTAAATATGTGTAAAAGTCAGATTCTTGACCCAAATCCGGGTTATCTTCTACATTTTGGATTTTATAATCTTTGGTTCCCTTGCGAACCATGTCGCCAATTTGTAGCTCTGTTACACTGAGGATCAGGCTATTTGTTTTTGTCCAGACGCCCTGTGAGTTGTAGAATCCGCTATTGTAGGCTTCGATTCTTGTATCGATTGCGATCAGGGTTTCAGCTAATATATCTACCCCGCCGGTATCGATAACAGTGATATGCACATGGCAATCTAGGCCGGTGCTGGTAATAACCGGATTCGCTGTTAAGCTGGTTGTCGTTTGCTTGGTAATAGGCGGTGTCAGGCCCGCCGTAAAAGTGACCACTTCGCTACCCACCGTGATGCTACCTGCGCAATCGGTATGTCCTGTCACGGACGAAATGGTTATCTTGAGGCGGCCAGTCTTGCCAGATGGCCAAGTTCCTAGGGTGAATGTAGCCGATGAGGTGCCATCATAAAGACTAACAGGCGACTTAGTGACCAAAACTGCGCCGCTACATAGATAATCATCGATCATAAAAACCTACCAAAAAAGTGTTTAATAAAGGGGTTATGTTACGCTACTACACCGCACCCCACCGCATCATACATAACTTGATGTTACTATACCAGACATCACTTAACCGCACATCACTTCATTAAGATCTCATCTAACCGTTTACTGAGCAGATGAGAGTCATTAATTAGTTTATATCCAAGTCTATAAACTTTCCAGCCTTCTGTTATCAAACACTTGGTTCTAAACCAGTCTCTTTTCTTAGCTTTGCTCGAATCGTGACAAGGCCCATCGGCTTCAATGCAGATATTCGGGCCTATCACAAAATCAAGCACAAATCCGCTGGTTGTCGGAAATTGCGCTGCGAATTTTATTCCTCGTTCTGTCAATGCGTCGGATACTATTTGTTCTAAATTGGTGGGTTCGTAGTTCATGATTGCCTCTTAATGGAACCAAACCATACACAACCTTACAGAACCCCACCTAACATTGCCCAACCACACAACACTGTACCGAATCTACTAAGTCTCCTTTCGGAGAACTCTGATCCATGCCTTACTCCACCCTACCAGACACCGCCGAACCGAACCGTGCCTTATATCGCCGAACCCCACCAGACCTAACCACACCGAATTATAGGAGTCTCTTATTCAGAGACCTCTGCGATTTTGGAGACAACGAATTGACCAAAAAGCGGCCTGAAATCACCGATGCCGCCTCGCTTGCCAGCATTATCCAAGATGTCCTTGATATACTCAGGGCCTTGTCTGGTTGGCTCCAAGAATACCGGGTCAACTACTCGGATTCTGAAGATACAAGACCAATTATCAAACCTCGGACGGTTGGCCATTACCCGCGCCTTTCCAATGACAACCGGCCTTGAATCTATATACCATTTGTCATAGATCAACTTCGGATCATCGGGCTCAATTTCAAGACCGGAATAAACCAGCTTCTTGAAAGTTGCTTTTCCTTTACCGCCGATCTTCTTATCAGCCGCGCCTGTTCGTATGGCTCCGAGCAGAACCAACGTAGGTAAACAGATATCACCATTTGTGTTCTTGTACAAACCAGCTTCTGCTTGAACGTCTTCCGGCGGATGAGATACTCCTTTAAGTCTCCATTCTGATGCAATGCGCATCGATTCAACCGGATTGTGCATAAGCAACGGCTTCTTTCCGGTTATCTCAACCTCAAAAACCTTCTCTATAGGAGAAGGATTTATATCCACGGTTCCCGACATACTATACACCCAACTTTTTATTTTTTGACTTCAGGAACCCGAACTTTGCTTAAGCACCTTGGGCAGGTGGCATAATAACCAGATTTGCCTTTATATCGCCATTCGTACCCGCAATGCTTACACTTCAGTTCGCGCCCTTCTGTCATAGTAGTTAGTAGGTGTTAGTAGAATAAATAACTTTCGGTCACGGGATTGGCCGAACCGCGCCCGCGATGTAACCGCGCATTAAATCATAAGCATCCTGGCTGTGCATCCCTTTCCATTTGGCCGATGTCCTTACATCTCCATAGCTTTCAGATAATTTTCCTACGGAAAATGACTTAACTCCCTGGTCCTGCAATTTACGTCTTTTTTGGTCCCCCGGTGAGGATACATAGAAATCATACAGCGCAATTGCCTCTTCGACACATGCTTTTTTAACATCTTCTGGAACGATAGCGGTAGATGTCTCATCGTCCCAATCATATGGGTAGCCGTTAATGACTCTTGGAAACATCAGAGCTTGTTCATCACTGCTAGGAGATGACTTGTCGATATAATTATAAGTGCTGCCTTTCAGTGGCATGTTGTCTATTATTTTGGTAGCTCTCTGGAGATACCAGGTTTGGGTTGTAGAATCCGCCGCCAATAAAGCGATTGCAGCGGGCCTCGGATCAGATGCCAACATTAATTCGAGCGTTTCGATATCAGCAATGTACGAGTCTGTTACTGGGGTGGTTGTCATATCTTCCTCTCAGAACATGCGAATTTGGTTTAGGCGTTGATAACAGCGGTTTTCCGATAAGTTCAGCCAATTGTTCTGCCCACTCGTCTTCTCTGTTCCTCATCAAATCGTGATGCATTTTACAAACAGCAACGCCATTATCGACATTGAATTCCAAGTCGGGCCGAATTGAATATGGTATTATATGATGAATTTGGAGTTTTTTACGATTTACATTTCCATCCGTTTCGCATAAGCGACATTTCCCGCCATCGCGCGCAAGAACTGCGATTTTCCACTCTTTGTATTCTGTTCTGCCATAACCGCGCGGGCAGATCTTGTCTTCTTTTCGTTGGGCCAATCCAGCACACTTTCTTGAACAATAATGATGATTATATTTCAAAGTTTGATTAATTATAAAAGATCTACCAGTGACCGTTTTACCGCAAAACTCACAGATCTTCTCTTTTATTTCCCATTTTCCCCTGCGTGGGTGTGGATGATTCCATTTATTCCCCGTCTGGTTTGATGGGTTTCCGATCTGAGATTTCGTATAGCATTCTTTGGAGCAGTAAGCAGTTTTCCCCGTGTGCGTGTTGGGGCGAGCATAAAACAACTTTCCGCAGGTCGGGCATTTATATTCGGTTCTTTCTTTTTTAGGACGATTTTTAAACGCACATTCGAGAGAGCAATATTTCTGATCAGAACCAGACGGCCAGACCTGAAAAACTTTTCCACATTCGTTGCATATCAAAGAGACTTTCTTTTGTTGCGCTTTCCCAACGCATTCATGTGAACAATATTTGCCTTCGCCTTTTTTAATCTTATATTCTTTTACCAAAAATTCTTTTCCGCATTGCCGACATATGGTTTTAATCATCCAATCGCATCTCCTATCATGCTTTCCTAGTAGACTTGAGCTGGCAGGAGATCTAGGAAAATCTCTCTTCGGACCGTCGCCCTATCCAGCGTTAATTGATTGACCGCTTAGTATTTATAGCCCACGTCTAACGTAGCTATCGCTCACGGCAGTAGTCATAATAACACCTTTATAATTATGAGACGGGCTTAAATTCCCGTCTCGGATTTCTTTTCTTTGTGTAGCTTTTCTGCCTTGGGCAGCTCTTTCGTGCGATCCACAAGGCCCCTTGTCACAAGCTCTGATATGATGTTTTCCGGCAACTTTCCAATCTCGGTACCTACCGGGATATTTACAGTGCCTAATTTCATAGGCTTCTTGGTTATGAGATCCGTCATAAGATCCTCACACATACCAGAATTTAGTTACCGCCCCGCCTGGAGCGGTGGATGTGTCTATTGTGCATAGGCTAACATCAGTGCTACTCACGGTTACGGATGGAGCAGTTGCTTCCCTAGTTCCGCCCAATGCGGCCATGAAAACCGTGTTGGTTGGTCCAATAGTCGCTCTCATACCCAACAGACCCCCGGTTCCTAGAATAAATTGTGCCGTGTTTGTGGTACAGGTTCCGTCTACTCTTGTTATGGTTTTGAATGCCTTGGTGCTAGATTTGGCCCCGGTTGCTGAAGACCATGTTAGGTTTTCGGTGATGGTTTCGTCATTGATATTGGTCCCCGTCAGTTTTAGGCTGCCGCTTGTGCTCGTATTCATGGTGGCTATGATATTCCGGCATACGTCGGGTTGGGCCACAAACCCAGAGCTTGATGCGCCTGAACTTGTCAATACGAAATGAGTTGTGCTGTTGAACTCATTTACGGCAGCCACCTTGATCTGATCCGTGTCCGTGGTCTCAGCAGCATCCAGAGATTGAACTTTTACATTCGCAGTGGTCGGATACCAGGCGGCGGATGCCATGCCTAATGATAGCAGCACTACCAAAAATAAAGAAAGATATTTCATCTTTCTCACCTTCAAGGCACCAAGACGGCAAAGGGATACCTGCTCGCGTCCGTGGTCTGTACCTGGTTCTCTGGGTTTGGCAACTGCCAGCCAAGGCGGCATGTAACTCTCATGGCGAGCATGTCCTGCTGCATGAGGTTGAAGATCACCGCGCCAGAATCATTGGTAATGACACCGCTATCGAATATCTTGAACTCGATGTCCTGTCGCCAACAGTAGACCGCTTTGGCCCAATCACCGGCAATCAGAAGGGCAGCGGAGCTATCCAGAGCACCGTTCTTGGGGAAGCTCACAGGTACACCGGCAAGGGCAAACTTGGTCGGGCTGGTCATGTCTGGCTGAAGAAGGAACTGCCCGTTGGCGTCTCTGAGACCACGTAGGGCGGCCTTTTGGCTCAGAGCACCAACAACACCGTTCACATCGTATCCATCGGCCTCTACCAGTCCATACAGGCCGCCTTCTCCGAGGATTGCATCAGCCAGATCGGCAAACGTCTTGCCAGAGCCAACAGAATCGGACTTGTCGATGGTCTGAGAAGCGGTTCCGGCAGCGGTCACGATACCAGCCGGCCATGAGGTGGGCTTATTTGTGCCGTGAATGATAGCGGCATCGATTGCCTTGGCAATTGCTTCAGACAGTCTAGGAGCTACTTCGCCCCATATGTCGTATCCGCCAGAGGCCGCGTCATCAATGACGGCTGCCGGGATGGGTACAATGGTTGCAAGTTCCTCAGCCGTGATGGTGGCATAGGACCAATTCTGCTTTGTGGTCTTCTTCAGGCCGTCCACGTGGCTTTGATCTGTGGCGGTCTGACCAGCCTCAGATGCCAGGAAGTAGGCGGTTGGGTACAGGCTCATGATGGGGAGCTGCCTGACCTTGGTAGGCATGTCGTTGAGCCTGGTCATCTTTGGCAGGCAGAACGAGCCTTCGACAGCCGTCTGAATGATCTCTTTTGCGTATTCGGTCGGGATCAGGTTGCTAACGCCCGATCTTGTGACTATATTATTATAGTCGGTGTTGTTGATGTAATCAGTCATAAGTTAACCTCGCTATCGGCCACCTCTGCCAGCCGCGCCCAAAATCTGAGCATTGATGAATCCGTGCTTATTTTGCGGGTCATTGGTGCCTGGTGGTATCTGGTTGCCGATGTTCTTTTTCTTCTCAAGTTTCAGGCCAAAATCGTTAGCCACAGACTCAATACTCTTAAGTATTGCATCTTCATCTTTTCCGCTAACGTATTTCAGCAAATGCGACGGCAGGCTATCTCCTGCCTTCGTCTTGTAATCCGAGAACAGTTTGGTCCGAAGTTCGACCGCGCCGAGCTTTTCAACTTTTTTCTTTAGGACTTCGGCCTCTTTCTTGGCTTCGTCCCTTTCAAGCTGGAGCTGTTGAGCTTCGGACAGCTTGGATTTTTCGATATCCTTAAGCTTCGCTTTCAGGTCTTCATAGTCCTTGTACTGGTCCCTGATTTTATTGCGTTCGGCTGAAAGGATTTTTCCAAGCTTCTTTTTCTGTTCCGGCGTAAAATCTATATCATCAGATTCCGGCTCTGACGGGTTCGCCGATGCACCAGATTTATCGTCTGCTGGCGGCTGGTTCCCGCCATTAAGCTCTTGATCTGTCATTTAAATTCACCAAACTGTAACGCGAGTTTGCAGCGAATGATATCGCTAACGGGCGATATCTAACCGAAAGTTTTAAGGCTTATTGTGATGATTATTATTGCATGAAAACCAAAGTCACTAGCGATCACAAAAACGGCAGATCGATTGAAGTGGAAATATACGATTCCCGGATAGACATTTTTGATCACGAATTAATAGAATATGTAAAATATTTGAAGTGGAAATACGGACCTAGCACGGTTTAGGCCTTCCACCTTTAGGCTTCTTTTTAGCCACCCAATCACCTCTTCCTCTTCTTATGCTCCTTGTATTCGCTATGCTCTCCGTCACCTTCTTTGTGCATGGGCAACTTGCCTTTCTTGCGATCTCTCGACATCAGATCATGCCGCCTTGTAACGCCAATTCTTCTTTAATCTGCAATTGATCCTCATCCGCCTGCTCCTTAGTCCATCCATATCTACGCATGGCAGCAGCGCGCTTGCTGGTTATGCCAGAAGTGGTATCATTCATCTCTATCTGAGACTGTTGGTACTCATCGTTTGGTAGGCCGTCATGCCATGTCACTGATATCTCTTTAGGATCTAGGTCAATATCAGATAGTTTTGCTAATAGCCAGACGACTTTCTTTATGGCCGGGTCGATGTTTAACCTGAGCCGCTCTACTCGCTTGAGGGGAGCCATCATTCGCAATCTGAGCGAAGTGCCGCTTTCAGCCGATGCATATCCTGTATGCGACTGACCAAATGCTTGCGGGCACGTCTCCGACAACGCAAACAATTGGTTCATTAGAAATTCAATTTCTTTGAAACTCGCATCAAGTTGGCCGTCCCAGGTGATATATTCGGGTGGTTTTTGGCCTTCGCCCATTGGAAAGATACGCAAATTAGTATCGAAATGCGCCTCTCCGGTCTCAGGATTTCTGGTTATTGCTTCTTCTGGAACGCCCATAGCAGGCTCGCTGTGCGCGTCTAGGATTCTGCCCAATCTGGTTAACCTAGTTTCCAACCGCTTTATAATGGGATCGAGTGATGTATAATCATCTATGCCCCATTGGTTTGTGGTTGTGGTCAGATTGCAGAGTGGAACCAATAGATAGTCATCTATGCCATAGGTTTCTTTGGCTTCTTTGTTAATCTCGATGTCGGTGGCTTCGCTGGCTATCTTGCCTTCTATAATCTGGTAGGTCCGTGTCTCAATTTCGCCTTTGCGGTGAATTTCACAGTTTAGGGTTTTATCGATCTGCCAGGCCAACAGGTGTTCTACCACGACCCCCGATGAATCAATGACTGGAAACCACCTGGAGGGAGCAACTGCCAACGCATGGGGCAAGCCCGCCTCATCCACATATGCTTTCAGTGGTCCGGTGCCAAACCTAGACGTATCGATTAGCGCCTTGTATGTTTCCGGCCACATGCCTGTATCAATAAGGAGCTGATCAATATTCTTCTGGTTGCCTTCGGATACCTTGATTTCAGGCAGTTCGCCAATAAGCAGATCAGGCCACAAGGTGGATAGCCTGCGATGCCAATTCAGGCACATGACTATCTTTTGGTGCTCGGCTGCGTTTTCGTGGAAGAGTCGCAACAGGCCGGTATATACTGCTGTATGATTGCCATCGAAAAGGTTTTCATTTTGCTTATATAATGTTAATCTGGTCTTTTCGACATCAGGAGGCCATCTAAGTCCTTTCTGTAAGATAGAATCAACGTTATAAATCATAATATTTGCCCCATTTGCCGTAAGACTTTTGCCGCATATCGAGAAGCATAACGGCTACAATCACAACCATGATCAGCCGCACCCGATCCACCTTTCAGATACATATCTTTGCCCTGAGCCTGTGCTTTTGGGTCCCATAGAAGTTCATTTAGGCTTCGGATAGTTACAGGGCAATTGGGCCGGTAGATCTTGCATTTGCCTAAACTCAATAGCGTGGTCACATCCTCAATTCCTGGCATGATAGCGTTATCTGCCGCATTAACACCACATATATTAGGTCGCGTTTGACCTGCCCGCTTCAGGTCACGTATGAAGCCATTCTCTTCAGGCGGCACTAGGATCTTTTTCGGGAACACTGGCTTGCCATTCCAGTTTATGAGGCGTGCCATGTCCTCTATGTAATCTGGATTGCTTTTTTGCTTTTGCTGCTTGACTGAGTCCCAGTTAAACTCATTCAAGATGTACCAGCAACCACCAGACAGGCCCCAAAGTTGAGCGATAAATGGATTGCTTATGCCATAATCCAAGCTTACCAGGTATTCGATGAAGTGGTCAGGCACCTTGTTAACCACGTAGCCCTTTTCTGGATCATCAGAGAAGAAGGAAAACACCCGGCCTTCTGCCATGACCCATAGTCCGAGGATGTTTCTGTTGTAGAATACCGATCCTTTTGGCCATCGTCTTTCGTATCGGGCTCTGGTTTTTGCCGATAGCGAAAGGTTATCATCCATCAAGAAATGCAAATGTAATAGATGTTTCTCTTCCAGTTTCTGTAAGTAGTCTAGGTAAAACCAATGATTCGCACCCTGCGGATTGCAATTATACCACAGCTTTGCATCTTCCAGGGAGCACCGGCCTTCGGCAGTTTCTACGAAACTGCGTGGCATCAATTCTACTTGATCGAAGTAAAACCCACCGCCGGTAAATCCTAATACCGGATCTTGGCTGCTCTCGTTGTTGCCGCCGAATAAGTGGAATTCGTTGGTTCGCCGTCCTTTGGATACCTTGAGCAGTGGAGTTTCGGAGCTGCGAATATTCTTAACTTGGTAGCCCCTGCCAGGTAACACCCTGAGTAACGGCCCTATGACATTGCGCCGCAAGGCCCCCAGCGTCTTGCCTGCCATGCCCAATGTTTCATTGTTGTATGTGGCCATGCCCCATTCTATGAAGGATACGGACTCTGGCAGGCTTTTGCCGGCCCGGATAGATCCATCCAAGATTATGCCATCAAAATCGGATACGCCGCTTTCAGGTCTCCACCAAGTCATCGTCTGCCATTGTTTCGTGCTCAGTGGCTGCCATTTGAACAGGGCGGGCTTCTTTCCAGACATCTTTTGCCTTTGCTTTTAGGGCTTCCTCGAAGCCGTCTGATTCCGTTTCCGTTCCTTCATTTGGTGATACTTTGGTCATGACTTCAACTAGCTTGACTTGCGGCGCGATGCATTGCCCAAAGACATTTAGGTTTGCAGTCTCTGGTATGGGTTTTCTACCCAATGCAAAGTCTACCGCTTCCTGTGCATCGTCCCATATCTTCTTTTTGCACTTCTCCAGGTCCAGCGCGTCCTTAACCTCTTTGATATTCGCGACCTGATCCAGGACGCGTTTAGCCCCATGTTGCAGTTTGACGTGCTTCGCTACCGTGCGCTGGTCTAGCCCCGTCTCTTTAGCGATCGATGCATAAGAGACCCCCTCCACATAGAGCCGCTTATTGATTTTGAGCCTGACGGGATGCGACTTAATGTAGGCGCAGAGAGCGCAATAGCCTTCGCGAGTGTTTGGCATGGTAGGTAACTCGATAAGTAAAATATAGGGATTGTCTCATTCAATCCCCTTGAATGGATAGTTTTCAGGCTTATCCCGGCCATATGATCGCATCGGGCTGCGCCTGCTATTGGTTCATGTAGCGGCTGGCAGCCCGCGTTTAGATTTTAAATATCGCCTCATCATGAGAAGGCCCGCCCGCTCCTATTCGCCTTATGTGGCCGCCTTTCTGTTCGCCAATTGGCACCAGGACTTCGGAACTTTCGGAGCGTCTTACCGGGCACAAAATGTAATAGGCGGCCCGGTGATCATTAACGTGGTTTGTCATCCCGAGCCTAAATGACTAACCCATCGCGATGTGTCATGAAGTGGTGATCGGCCACAATGACAGAGAGATAGGCCCGCTATTCTTCCCGCCGCGAGCCAAGGCGAGGGACATGACACGAGGGCAGATATGTTACAGGCCGAAGCCTGATAACTGTGATTTGGCGGTGACCGGACGGCTAAGCCGTGAGCGCCTTCCATGTGCCACTCGCCCTGCCAGGGCCACGCCGCCGCCAAATGACTGCAATATGTGGACTCAGGAGATTGCACCTGATAGAGATTGCACCGAGCCGATAGGTGCCCACCTTTCCCGGTTACATGGAGGTAAATCTCGTTGTGGTATCGGGACCATCCGTGCATATGCACAGGTCATCCACATATGACTATGATAGGCAGCATGTCGCTGCCTATGGTGTGTCTTCTATGAGACCATGATATAGGCATGTCACCGTTTACCGCTGCTTCTTTACGGTGATGGCCTGAGCATGAAGTTATCTCTAGCGGTGCCACCTATGACAAGTAACCTATGCAGTCTAGCTATTTATCATTTGCGCTATAATAACCCTAGCAACTTATTCAAATTCAATAACGGCTTATGATTTGTAGGCGGATCATGCGGCTTGCATGGTCCGCAGTCGATAAAATCGCGTAAGGATGGATAACACTTTTCTAGGTTATCATCGTCTTGCCACATGGGACCGCCGCAAAGATTCTACCGGCTCATCATCGACATTAGAAAAATACCATTGATACCATTCGTCCAATCTAATTGTTCTTGGTAGCGATTCTTTGAAAACAGGCGATTCTCCTACCATCAGGCCACAATGAGGGCATCGCCGCAAATTTGTATGATCTGCATGAATGGCTTGATTACATTGCGGGCAAAGCCAGTCTATGACACTGCCATGAACGCCTTTCTGATCCCAATAGACGGCTGCCCATGAAGCTCTCCGGTGAGAAGCGAACATTTTGGTGGGCTTAGAATATTCTATCAAGTAAACCTCGATAAAGTATACGCTTCCCAATTAGGCCAAAGGCCCTTGCGATGGAGCCAATCACCGTTGGGCATGTGATAGATATATCTCATGCTATTTATATCTTTCGATTTCATAAATGGCAAGCTAATATGATTACATGTAAACACTAACGCTTGATAATCAGAAAAAGGTTAACTTCTTGGAATGTAGCAAACCACCTTATCACCTCCCCAGATCGTCACATTTGAACCATTTAGCACCGTTGTGCTATAGTTTTCTGTCATGTTGGGGTCTAACCAGACGTTGATATTCTTGTGTCTTGCCGCATCCATTTCTTTTATGTAGGTTTCATTGATGGTCAATTCTTTCGCTTTTGTGGCATCGTTGTCATGACCACATAGTTTCTCTTGCCGGTCCATAACCGCCAAAACAAGCAGTCCCACCAAGGCAAGACTTACCAAAATCCAAAATACTATCTTCAATTTCAGGATTCTTTCACGATTCTCCAATACAGCTTTGTATTCATCTTCGATTGTCATCTCTTCTGCCACCTCCGAATTATCGCCCGCACCGTCACTCCCTTGATTCCCCATAGATCGCCAATATCATGCCGGGTCCAGTCAAATAAGCAGTCCATGAGCACGATCGCCCCATATTCGCTATGGGGAACGTTCTTGCTGCCACCTGGCCGGCAACCTCTAGTTCTTGCCATGCTTAGCCTTCTCGTATACCTTTCTGCCTAATTCGCGATTTGCTCTCCATATCCGGGGATGTCTAGGAAGCTCCACATGATGGGGCGGCCAGGGGCGATAGACGCGGATGGGACTATTGGTCATCGTTTTGCTCCTGCCATTCATAGCCTGCTGCCACACACCACATGAACACCAATTCATCTGGCTCTATGCCTTCTTTCGCTGCCACTGATCACAGGGCGTTGGCAGTTCGATCGGATAAGATGAATTTCATTTCGACCCCGGACACAATTTGTATTTTAGGTAATTTATAGCAGCTTCGAGATGAGTGTCACCATGCCCACCCGAATTTGTTTCGAGATCTAATACCCATTGCTGTCCGCCTTCATAATCACGATTTATCAAGGCATCAAATGAAATTGTTGTTATGCCAGCTTCTTCCAAAGAAAACTTGATTCGTTCTGTCATCTATCATCGCCTATGCATTCAGATCGCTTATACAGGATTAGTTGCTCCCTCAATTCAGCATTCTCTTTTTGCAGAGATTTGATTGTGGCTTCTAACTCGGATTTCTTCATGCAATCCTCCGAAACTTCATACTTATATCGACCATCGACCAATAATCTTCTCCTGCCATGCTTTTCGAAAAGTCTTCGTTTGACTGAATTCTTTCGACTTGGTAGGTTCCGGCTTCAATCTTTTCGATTATCGAGTTTAATTTACGGATCGCGTCATCCTTACTTGATATCATTTGAAATGTCCTCCCTTCCGATATCGTTGCTGCCTTTCGGCTTCCCAGGCTATGCGATCGATGGCTTTCTTTTTGCGGGCAGCTTCTTTCTCTCGTTTGACAATCTCTTGATAAGCATCCCGAAACTCAGTCAAAAAATTCATCGGTATATCATCCTCACCATTGGATTTATCATTGTCGCTCGCTTCGGTCCCACGCCCGCAATCTCCTCAATAGGTTTTGCAGGATCTTTACGAGGTAGGAGCTGTAACTTATATTCTGCAAGGACATTTCTCCAGGTTTCAGGTCCAATGCCACGAGTCAAACAGCATGCAGCGACCAATTCACGCTCACCGTCAGCTGGCCTGGGCCGATAATCCATCAAGTTCCCATCAAGTAAAACTTTTGCAGCATGCGAAAGCAACCTGCTAAATGGCCTGGCCTTCCAGCGCATGACAGGGATACCCATCGCGAAAGACTGAGCTTCAAAGTCTTGTAATCTAGCCTCGTAGTTTGCAATCTGGTAGGCCAATTCTTGACCGCGATATCTGGTCACAAGCGATGTCCTGATAGCAGCGGATACCTCATCGTCGCCGCCCAGGACAAGGACCATTGCTGCATGGCCGGATTCACGCATAGCCAGGTGCTGCATAAACAAGTGCCCTTCTTTGCCAAGTGCCGATTGAATATAGTCAGAACATTCTTTAAATTCACAATTGAATATTTTATTAACTATTTCAGGCTCGCGCCAAAGTTTGCCATCGAAATCGCGATCAATCGGCCATTCTTGCAACTGAGATATGCTAAACTGGACATCACATGGAATTTCGGAGTCGAAATCTGGAAGATTAAACCTAACATCTTCGGATATAGCTTTCGCTAGTTTTGTGTCCCTGCCCGACCCACGCTCGTTTCCCGACATCAACACATTTATTTTCCCCATGTATCCCCCTGTGCTATCCACTCCTCTTTGGTAAAATACGATCGACCGCCATAAATTTCATTAATTATTCTGTGCATCATTGCTTCCCATCGATCTCTTTCAACGTTTGTTCTAACATGACATTTATGACAAATCGCGGCAAAGTGTACCGGTTTACCGTCACAGCAAGCCGCTTTGTTATATTCTACGTGATGACAATTGAGTTCTCGCTTATTTTCCTCAGAGGTTTTCCCGCATAAGATACATTTATGGCCGAAAAAAGCACGAATACGTCTCCTAAGATCACGATTGAACTTGGGACAGTATGGTTCAAAGCTTAAACCACCCATCCATTGATGATTTTTTTCCCCACTTAGTGAAGCCGATCGTTTTGCTCTGGAAGCAAGGCTGGGTATTTTCCCCTTATGTGCCAACGACATCTTCATACGAACTTCCGGGCCAAACTTGCGTCCTTTATTAATAAGACTATTTTTTTCTCGGTTTATAGGATTTTCGTAATACTTTTTGCGCATTGCAGACATCTTCGCCTTGGTTTCTGGCGCGTGCTTTCGTCCGGTCATCATTCTCTGACCTTCCTAGGAACATCCCAATAAACCGATCGACATTTCGGATTGGGGCAGGTGCGCGGTTTATCATCACTTTTCGGTATCCATACGTGCCCGCACCTAAGACACGTGTATCTCTTTAATGGCATACATTAATGTAGTGCATGAATGTATTTAAACTTTCCGACCGTCGTCGATTCACCTCAAGCGATTCAAATCTCGGATCTTCCGCAATGGCAAGTGCAAGTTTCTTGGCTCGCTCGCCTTCTCCGGCGGCGATGTAGCATTTTATTTTCGTATGCATTTCCTACCACCCGGTTTCAGCATCACGTTTGCACTTGCGTGCCCGTGATCATGTTTGCAGTACCACCATAAATTCGCAACATATTCGGTTTTTAGGTCCGGGCAGGCAGCGCAATCTTTAGTAATCATCCCAATCACCGCAACACGTTGAACCGCCTTGTAATAGATAATACAACAGAACCAGTATGATGACCATGATGAGAAAAATTGTAAATAGATCCATGTTATCTATCACTCCTTGACTATTTTACAATTTACTACCTGTCCAATTAGCCCGCGATAGTATTTTTCTTTTTCTGGCGTCCTTCGCCTGATTGTAGTCCATAGCTGCGATGGCTCTAGGACATTGCCTTCATCGTCCGTTCTTGCAGTAGATCTAAGCAGTAGGATCATATAGTCACCCTTCTTAGGCAGCTTGTAATATTCATCGCCTTCAATAAATGTATCATACTTCAGGAATTCCGGGCTGAGATCTTCCAGTTTCACCGGCAGGACATCTAGTAGCTTGGATAGGTACCAACCTGCGGGCATTTTGTCGTATGAGTGGGAAAATTTGATAGTGGCAGCCATTTCAGACCGCCTCATGTATCTCAATCGCGTTCGGATAATTGCTGAAGAATGGAGATCTCCGACCGAATGTAACTATGTGATAAGTATGCCCCGGAACAATCATAGCATATCGATTTGATGCATCAAAGATCCATTTCCAGTAGCTATCTTCTATGCTGTAGACATTGCCATTGATATCCGACATCAGATATTTTTGCCCGTTTTCGCCCTGTCCTTTGATCCATTTCTCATTCACTGTGATTGTGTATTCAGCATCAGTGCCAACCAGACAATACGCAGATTGTCCTATAGCAGCGCCAGTGATTAATATTAACACCAATACACCGAGCACAATTGAAATCTCTTCTCCGTCCATGTCCTATACCTCCTTCATGCTATCCAGCACCTTCTGAGCCACTTCCTCGCATATCGCACAATCCATGCGATTTACGACATTATTTAGGGCGCAATTTCGCTTTGGATTGCGATGGCAAGGTTCGGGCTTGTCTTCCATGAGTCGTTCATAAAGTGCCCTTGATACTTCACAGCCTTCATTTAGCATTATGGTTTCGGGTCGTTCGCCTTCCAAGATATCAAGTCGCTTTTTTAGGTGGTCGGTATATTTACGAAATTCTTTTTGTTCTGCAATAATCTGCTCTTGGCGTTTCTCAGTGGCGGTAAGTCGCTTATCGCTCTCTCTGGCATAATCTTCCAGAGAATCAAGTCTTTGTTCTACGGTGAATTTGCCCAGATGCTTGGCGATTTCATCTGGGGTGAGCTTTCGCAGGCTCGTAGGCGGATATGTCGGATTGCATTGACATGAGAACCACTCGTGGTTTTTGGTATCTTCTTGCGTTATTTCGAATATTCTTCCAATTTCATGCTCTAAACATTCTGCATATAACGGCATAGGCTTTCCGATCACCTCAACCCAATCACCTACCTGCAAATCTTCGACCAATCGCAAGGAACTGGCAGGATACCACGGCTGATGTTCCGCCGAATAGTACATCTGATCATCTTTCCAAAGCATGCTTATGATGAATCGCTCCAAATCAAATTCGCATCCCAATTTGTCAGGACCGATGATCTCAACTTCCTGCCCTATCTGAAAATGTGGAGGCGTCATGATTTGCTGCCCTCCACAATCTCAACCTCTCGCGCCTCATCCGCCAATTCATCATCATCCAGCACTTCCGTTGGATTTCCCGAAGAAGTGAGTATCTGGATAATTGCATTTCTCTTGGCTTTGGTCTGACACTGCCTTTGCTGGAATATCCACTGTTGCATAGCGGTTATGTAGATGTGGACTATGGCCCTGCGTTTCTCTATGCGACTCTCGATCTCATCATTCACCCGCACAGGCACAATTGCATCGGGCTTGATCCTAGGGAATCCATTAGGCAGCGCAATATTCATTGGATCGCTGTCGTCCAGGATGTAGTTTTTCTTTTTCTCCTGCTCAGCGACTTCCTTCCAGGCCAATAGGTTGATGAAATCGGCCTTCCTGATGCTGACAGTAGCATCTACAGACCTGCCATTCTTGCGGCTCGCTCTGATGGTGCTGGAAGCAAGTTCATCTGTCAGGATACTATTTACTTCTGTCAGGTCTATTTTGGCATCCGTAGCAGCCATAAGAGCCATTGTTGCGTTTGGAGCTGGCCTCTTGTTTACCTGGTAGGTCAGTTCTTTGCCGCCCTGCATGGTAGCTATGGCCTGAGCGGCGTTTATGGCGCTGCCAGGGGCAGAACCGGCCTGTGACCTACTAGTTATGCGACCATTGGATTTTGTGGGCAAATTCGAGCCTCTGGGTGAATCCTCGGCCATTTCCATCAGTATCTCCGCGAGGGCCTCTTTTGTAGATGGGTCGTTGCATTCCAGCTTCCCATCCACGCAATTAATCAGAATGTCACCAGGTTGCAGGCACAAGCCGCCCGCATCATTGATCGATACTTCTTTGCCTGACTTTGCCGCATATGCTTTTACAGCATCGGCTACTTCTTGTTTACGTAATTCGCGAGCCATTCACTCCCACCCCTGGCATTTGGCCTTTTCTGCAAAACATGCAAAGTGCTGGATAGTGTCGGTTTTTGACAAAAATATCTCATAGGTCGTTTCGTTGTACCAATCCCGCTTTAGTTTCACTCGATCAATATGCAAACCGAGTTCGTCTCTTGCCTTTATTGCAAGACTCATAGCTTCCTCGATCTCATTAGATTCAAATCGAATTGTTCCTGTTATTTTGCCCTTTGCCGAACACGTTAATGTTTTTGTGATACATGACATCTAAATCGCCCTCTCTTTTCCGCATACTGTGCACCTGCCTTGTTTTGCTGTGCTATCTGCTTTTGCCCGGCCCATCAGGTTATGTACCCGTATTCCTGCACCATACACGGCGTCTTGATACGAGTTCTTGCAATCACATTTTGCTAATGGCATTAGATCGCCTCCAATTCGTTTATAGCCGCCAACAGTTGCTCATCTGTGCCGAAATAGACCAGATCCATAGCAGATTTGATTTTTGCTTTCAGACCGGCACGCTCCTTTGTCATTTCGTCTTCCCGAATATCATTGAGACGTTGGGCTTCTTGCCGTTCTCCATTGAACGTGAACAAGTCCAATACTTCTACTATTGGCGGGCAAGAATGCCAATAAGAGTTGCCTATGATCTTACGAATTTCATCTTCGCTCTTCAAGATGCCTTTGCCCTGTGCTATCAGATCTTTATACTCGACCTTGATTTCAGGATGTCGTTTGCTGATAGCTTCTTGCTGTTGCCTTTCGATCTGCTCTAGTCTCTTTAAGAAGAATTTGATTTTTTGATTGCTTACCATTTAGTCCACCTTCTGCAATTCCTCTATTCTCAACATGCTTTCCAAGTTGCGCCGGGCATCCAGGGCAATTTCCAGCGCCAATGTGGCCATGCGTTTATCTTTTTCTGCCCGCGACAATGCATCACGCAAATCTACTGTTAGCTCTCTCAATTGCGCCTGCCTGGTCTCTGCGTTCTTTCCTGTAATTGGTGTTTTGTCCGCTGGCATCGCGAGAAGTTCCATCTCTCGGCCTTTTAATTGCTCACGAAAATCTATTTCAGCTTCGGTCGTTTCAAACAATCGCTTGCGGGCATTGACTACGTTATCAAACGCAGATTCAATTTTTGCTCTTAGTGCTTCCATGTCAGATCACCCCGGAAATCCAAACATTTTCGCGACTATGCTAATAGCTGGCAATGCTATCCAGAATACTATTGCATAGAGTATCCCAAGATATACTAATATCGATACAATTGACATGATACCGATTGCGCTAACATCTGTTCCAAATCCCATGTTTAATCCCTCACAATTTCATATTCCCCATTCACTAATGCGATTCTACCCGCTTCACGCGCCTCAATCAGATATCTAAGTGCGCGTTCTTCCAAGACATGCAATCTTTCGGCTATCTGCCAAGAGGTCAATGGACCAGACCCTTCCAGTAATTCGCATATGATTTTTGCATCATCTGATAGCAGTTTCCATTGTACTTTTCGGACGCCATCTATCATATGCGATGCATCGAATCTGACGGTGACATAGATCTTTGCCACCTCAGCAAGTGGCTTGCATTCTGCCAGGGCGTCGTTTTGCAACTTGGTTAGCTCCTCGCGCCAATAGGCGGCATTTCGTCTGGATTCGGCGAGCCGTGATCTGTAATCATCTTTCAAACTCGAATACGCTTCTGCGGCTGCCTTCCAGTTATCACGGTCTTCCTTCAATTCTGCTATTCTTTGGCAGTTCCTGCAAGGATCTGTGCATGGATTGCTTACAGGCGTTAACTCGCTTGCCGCAAACGGCATGTAATTATAGCCGCGCGGACTAAAATCTACGAACACCCGCCCACTTTTCTGGATTTCTACTATCTTGGCATCGTAGCCGTTTGGCGCTTTTACCATCATGTCGATTCTGCAATCTTTGATATCCATTCATTCCACCTTCTTGTCTGTCTTCTTTTGTCTATCAGGATTGTAAGGCATGATTAAGTCACTCCTTGAAATCTATTCGCTATCATCTTACAATACCTCACGAATTCTTTAAACGTTCTATCTTGTTTTGTCACATTGCACCTATGACATATGATTCTAATGTTTTTCTTTGTTAATTTCTGTTCGTTATTGATTCTTTCCAGCGTTGGACTATTGGCATTTACTTTTCCATCACCCCTTCCCGTTGGCCAATTCAGAACCGCGCCGCAAAATTCGCACGCTTTGGTTTCACTCGCGCGCATTTCTAACCAATCGATATCAAATTCCACCGAATACAAGTCTTTATGATGCGCCAACGTACGCCTCGCCCAATATCGATATGGATGCTTTTCTACCCAACTGAGTTGAATTTTCCTATATTGTTCGGGCTTAGCTCTGCGCCACTCAAGATTTTTGGCGCGCTCACATTCTCGGCACCATCCCTTAAGCTTGTCGGAGTTTTTCGCGCGTGCTCCGAAGTGGTCTATCGACTTAACTTCATTGCACTTAGAGCATCGTTTATTTGGGTCTTTGTCCAACAGATTTCACCCCGGCATTATCTAATACAAATTGTCTCCAAGTCGTTTCACCTTTTACCTTCAAAAGAGCCTCATGCTCTTCGTCTTCGAAGGTTATCTTAACTAACTTCATAGTAAGTACTTACGTACGTGTTACTATATCAATCTTTCGCTTGATTGATAGCAGCGCGTGCGCGCCGTCCTAAGAACAAAATAACTGGTTGAATCAATAAGTATATGTAAAAATAGAAGATTTCGGCAGGAAGCATTGTGCGCTTCGTTTCGCGAGATTAAAATTGAAGTTAACAAACTTCTATATCACCTTTGTAATCAGCAATCCTGCAGGCTCTTCCGTAAACCGCAACGAATCACCTGCAACAATCCCATGCTCTTCGCAATAATCCTTTGGCAGAGAGACGACTAGGCCGCCCTTTCCGGATTTCTGGACTTGGCGAATGGGATTCCTCATACAATCACCTCAACCGACGATGGACGAGGCGCATAAAGCAATGGCTTGGATTTTGGCCGCCAAGAAGAGACGAAAACGCGATCTGATGTCAGGGAAGCGTCCACGAAATACCCAGACTGCTTGTAATCTGCTAATATCAGATGGCTGGATACCCTTTCGCCCTTCGGTACCAACGCGACGACATGGCCAACGTGGTTAGAAGGCCCTTTATAGCTGCCCTTTGGCCATTGCACTTTATCGTCCCGCTTGATTTCTTTTCCATTCTTGTCTATCATCTCAGATCTCCACCGTTTCTTTACCAGACCATGCTGCTTTCTCTTGCTTGCGGATTTTGGCCAATCGGGAACCGGCGCGCTTCAACCAAACAAGTATCTGTTGGAAAGTCTTCTCTGGCAGGATGTCGCCAATATTCATGTATGTCAGACAGAAGCCACAAGCTTTGATTTTTGGATCGGCATCAGGAACGTGAAAATGTAGAACACCGCGCGAAAGTTCAGAATGATGCAATCTGAGGTCATTGCCGTCAAACACGAATCGATGTGCGGACCTTTCATCCTTGTCGAAACTAAACTCTGGAAGACCATTGTTATACTTCTCCGGCAGCTCTTCCTGCGACAAGATACCTTCGAATCCCAAAATCTTCCTGCATGGCATGCCTTCGATGGTGACTTTTTCGGTCAGGATGCGGGCGGCATGCGACTTTTTGACATGCTCTAGATCAGTTGGTCGCATCAAATAGTCACCAGTGACCTTTACCACGACGCCATCACAGCTAGGATATTCAGGATCGTCTACTATCAATTCTTTGCCGCGCAAGTCAGCGCCATAGATGGACAATCCAATAGCTCTGACATTATCGCCTTTCTTAAATTTTGGCATCTTTACAACCTCTGACCTATAGCATGTAATTAATAGCATTTATATCTTTCCCTTGCAAAAAGACTCCCAACCTATACCGACCTCTCAAACGATATAGGCTAGGAGAAGCCTGTCGGGCGGGATTCGAACCCGCGCATTGGTGCACCCGTCGCTCTACCAACTGAGCTACCGACAGAGGGGGTTTATGCCAGGCATCGCGAAAGGAGTAAAAACGATCGCCTGGCAATGTCGCGTTGAGGGCATCGAACCTCATTGGATAGACGCCTTAACGTTCGCGACATGTGGGGCAGCATGAGAATACTGTGAGACTCATGCATGCCATTCCAGTAATGGGCGATATCGGTAGCACTGCTACAGCTGGGTTTTAGGCCCGCCCGCCTTGTTGACTGGAAAGGCAGTCGCCGGAGTCGAACCGGCCCTGAGCCATAACTGCCTATCGCTCTGTTTTTGGATCTATGAAAGCGTATCCGCTTACTCTCCTGCATGATAGTACCTTGATAGGCGCCATTTTCCAAGGCGGGACCATCGAATAGTGCACCATTTTGCGCATAACCACCTTGGCCGTCTTGTAATGCCAACAAGTCTTTACTCCGAGATCATTATTTCCATTATAGAAATTCTCAGAGCAGCCTTTGCACATTTCTTTGGATTTCATAAGCAGGCCGCCGGATTTGACCCGGTTACATTTCGGCCCGTTAGATTTATCCGCTACTATCATATGCTTCAATGCGACCACATTTTGAGCATTCTACGACATGCCAGCACTTGCCTTCGTGATTGATCTTTCGCTTTTTGCACTCTTCTATTGAAAGCTCTTTGTACTTGTGCTCACATCCTAACCTGAAATAGCGAATTGGTTCGGTGTAGACGATGTCATTTCCCTTCATATCCCACTTTCCCGGCCAAACCAACGCTATGCCCTTATCGTTGAACCAATAGATATGGCAATTCCGATATCGTTCGCCGAACTTGATCTGGCGAAACTCGATGTCTTTTGGACTCCAACACGAATGCATATGAATGTACTCATTCACGGTGACTTCTTTGTTCGGTTCTGGCAATTTATTATGATTGCCCATATCGTCAATCCATTTTGGTTTTTCCATCGCTTATCACCTATTTGCTGAAAGACAGCCTCACGAATGCCGCGAGACATGAGGCTGCCAGGAAGATACGAAGGTGTCTAGGTCGTTACCTATCGATCACCCCCTTGCTCATAGGAAGTTTGGAAACATGATTTTCGGGCCTCATAGGACATCCTGCCCACTGGCATGATCGACATTCTTCAAATGCGCCTTCGCAATCACAGCCATAGACGGTGCCGTCGTCGTATCGCATTTCGCGAAAGATGTTCTTTCCATCAGTAAACGCCATCTACTTCACCTGCTCTATGCGATATTCTACCCCTGGCATCTTGGCAGCCATCTTCCCGCGCAGCTCGGACTCGCCAAATCCTGTATAGGCCAGGGTATAGGTAGTGCTACCTAATATGGTGATGAGGTGGCGAATAACTGGCATCAGATCGCCCTCTTGGCCATATACGCGGCCCTCTTCTCAGCGGCCTTATGAAACCTCTCCATTTCGGCCATTGCTTCGGAGGATATGATAGCCCCAGATTGCGCCTGCAATGTCTCTAGGGCCTTCAGGGAGCTGGGCCCTCGCCACTCCTTTTTATCCTTGCTGAATTTGAATTTGAGTCCTTGCGCGCCAAGGACACGATTGATTGGATAGGTGTCACCTGAGACCTTGATTTGGTCTCCTGATAGGGAGATGAAGATGGCCATCCTAGGCCACCTCCCCACATACCCATCTATTCAGATCCATGTTCTGAAGGAAAAGAAGCTCCATGTCCTTCAGAGTTTCCTCTTCATACCCTATGTCATCGAATGCGTCTCTGCATTCTTCGCAGGTTTCAAAGTGCTCTGCGATCTGCTCCAGGAGCGTTTGGACCCCATCATATAGATCGCTATTTTCCCATCCAGCTTTTACAGCTTCGATTAATTCCTTTGCGTTCATACTCGTATCTCTCCTTGCTTCTAGATCATACTTAGCGCGTGAGTATAAATAACTTGCGCTATAGGTATCCTGGCTATTAGAAAGGCTTAAATACTCTTAGGTACAAAGAGTATCCCAATGAGTCGAATATCGATAGACATTCCAGAGGCGTTAAATGTCAGGATAAACGAATCCCTGGCGTTTAGTGGCCTCGACCATCGCGACAAGGGAAGGCTTTTCCTGTATGCGATTGGTAAAATGATAGAAGAGCCTTTACACGAGGATTTCATAGCGTTGTGTTTAGAGGCCAAAAACGAGATTCGCGAGAAGCAGAAGAAAAGATATCAGGAGCTAAAAGCATGAATGTATTCGTATTTGGCGTATTGCTAGTCGTATTAGTGGCGGTAGCCGGATACACGCTGGCGAGTATGTGAAAAGGAGCAGAAAGCATGAATGCAAAAGAGCATGAGGATCTATCTGCCAAAGTCGCGAATCTGGCAGAAGCAGCACGCGAACCAAGCCGTTCGCGTGCCATCTGTGATCTGCTATAAGGCAGGGATGGAGATAGGGGATCTAATAGATGTTGAGGTTGTTTTGGTAAGAAAGAAGGAGGGGAAAGCATGAAGATTAAAATATCCGCGAGCCTCGGATTCGCCAATCACAACGAGGAGACAATCGAGGTAGATGACGACCTCACCGATGATGAAATTGAAGAAGAAGTTTATGAGCATATTATATCTGAGATGCTTGATTTCGGGTGGGAGAAGATACAATGAAATTGCAGGAGATGAGCCAATCATGAAAAATATCGAGTTATTCAGAAAACTGCTATCTGAGATATTCAGAGAGCGCAATAAAGCAGTCGAAGCAGTGAACAATCGCGATCTAGAAGCATTGCGGCAAGAACTGCTTAAAATGCGAATAGATATTGATTTGATGGAAGTGCATGTGAAATTGCAGATGGAAGAGGCTACATGATAGATCGATCTAACCCCCTGCCAATTCATCAGTTCCCGACACTGATAGACAAGGTGCGCGAGCTACAAGCACATTGCGCGCAACAGCCCGGATATTTCGCGGTGCTTGAAAAATTGCTCGCGGCGGCGAAAGTGATGGAGGAGCATATATGCAAGTCGGAATAGCCATCCAAGACGTTCGCGATTTTTGCGGTAAGGCATGGACTGAATACAGGGAGCAAGCGCCGATGCATGAAATTATGCGAATGTCAACGCTATTACCGATTCTGCTTGCTCACATCGATGAGCAGTCCAGCAAGATTGCCACCTTGAAAGCAGCCCTCGTGGCAGACCGCGAAGAGCTAATCGTGAATGGATCTTCATACGTTATATGGAGATATCAGAATAATATTGATCCAATTGATCCTAATTGGGGCCTGATAAAATCGCACGCGAAAGAAGAATTGGCTCAGGAATATCCCGATATCGATTGGGAGGAATAAGCAATGAATGATGATCTTATAGAACAATCAGACATGTTACTTAAGGACTTTAATTCATCTGGATATATAAGTAAATATGTCATGGAAGTGTTGCCGCAATTGGTAGCGGAAATTAAACGCCTGCGAACTGATAACGAATTCCTGCATAAATTCGTAGATGCGCCTGGCTCTACGCTGGAAGCCGCAATTGCAGAATGTAAACGATTGCAAGAACAACATGCCACCTGGCAGAAAATCGCGATAGAGGCAACCGCAAAACACAACCTAATCAACGCATTGGATGCAAGAGAACGCGAATATCTGACATGGGAGAACAGCAACCCAGATACAAAGCAATCATTCATGGAGACAGCCGCCAAAGAACTTGGCTTGCAAGTGACACGGGAGGCGGGATATTTAGTGCGGCTTGAGAAAGAATATATGGAAATATATAAATGGATCAATCCAGATCTGAGTGACCAAGAGGCGCAAGTTGCTCTGGAGAAGATTCGCGAAGGGGCAGGCGATGACCGATGAAGGAATTACTTGAAAAACTGAAATCGCTTGATCCCACCACGTATAAGCGATATTCGCAGTTCAGCCAGCATGATAACATTTACGATAAAAAGATCTTAGAATACTTATTGCAGGGCGTTTTACAAGAAGCGATAAGCGGCAAAGGCTGGCAAGGCATATTACTTTTCGACAAAGAACATAGTCGGGCTGTAATTGAGGAGATAATCGATGGATGGGGCGGAACTCGAAAGTTATCTGAGGAAATTGGCAATTTACCAATCGAAGCACTCTTGAAAGCCTATATCGCAGCATGTGAGGCCAATAGGTAGCCTATCCTTTTTTACATGCCTTCCAGCCTACCCCAAGTCCTCAAAATCATGTGATCTTAGGTCGATAGGCAAATTCTATCTGAAAAGAGAAAATGTCGCCTAGGGCATTTGGCGGGATCGTAGCCAATCCTGGTATGCGGGATCAGCCTCAATCAGGCCACGTATGTATCGCGACAGGCCGCCGCGATCCTGATCAGCCAAATACTGCAAAAATGGCAGTTGGTCAGCGACGCGCACGCTGACATTGACGTTTTGGAAGAGATGGGGCAATCAGGCCACCCCCTTGTCCCAAATCGACGCCTCGACCACATTCCCGTAATATGGATCGAGAAATATGGAATTTTTGATATGCCTATTATATATTTCTTCGGCAATCCGCCGAAGTTCTTCATCGGAGTATCCCTCTGGACCCCGCTGGTTCCTTGCATAGTCGCCATTCCCTTTGGCGACTAGCCGCACTCTCGCGTTGGGGAGGGCTACTTGCCACGCCCAACCACCGTTCTGCGACCAGGAAACGGCCTTGATGGCCATCCTAGGCCACCTCCTTTCCTGTCCAAGTCATCCCACCTTGCCAAAAGCCGCCGTTGCACCTGGGGCCTCTCCTAATGCGCTCAGCGACTTTTTGGGTGTCTTTTGCCTCTTCTAGAGTGAGGAAGATCCCTGCGAACATCGCAGGAAAACTCCCTTGGAAGTGGTAGGTACCTTTCATTCGCTGGATGCCTTCGACGATTATTATTTTATTTCCCCAAAGTTGCATTTCTGACACCTCACATTTCACTATTACATACTTAGGCGTCCTGGGTATATAAATATTGCGCTATATGAGGCTATACAGCGCAATGCAAAAATGCAATAATCGCTATCAGTCGCCTGGGAGCTTTACGCACTTATTCCGCCCTCTGACATCTTTGCCAGCCAAGATCGCGCGAGATTCGCGAAGGTAACAGGTAGTCACAGACGCCTTAATCTCCTGATATCTTTCTCTCGCGTTCTGCCTGTCGCGATCTGTGCATATTCTCTTTCCAGGATGTGCTTTTCTATATCGCCTGATAGCGTCTAATCGTGCTTGTCCTCTTGGATTACTCATTTAGATTCATCTCCTTTTATAGCTCGCTGCATTTGTATATTTGTTACACAATTTTAAGCTCGATTGCCAGAATATATCAAGAAATAAACGCATGATATAGCTTTCCTCTGATTACCAGTTTCATCAAAACGAAAAGTGCTACGCATTGCATTCAGTCCTTGGATGTTTCTGCTTTATCCAATACTCTGGTTTCAGCCTCATGTACTGGTTCCCCCGCTACACCGAACTTTACTAAGCGATCGTAATCGGATCGCTTGATCTTGATTTGAATTAGATCAGTCAATAAAACACGCTCCTATACCGACTGGAAACAAAAAATTTTTGCCATATCAGTATTGGCAGAAAATCTTGTCTATTGATATCTGTCCAACTTCAGACGCTATCATTTTTGCCTGAATAGAAGCTTCTGTGGTGATCAGAGGCCGGCCATGATCGTGCTTCATGTATATTGAAATGTTCCCATAGCAAGATCCTGTGCAATTAACAACGCTTTCGACTGGATAGCCATGTTCCTTCAGCGCTCTTTTGATTTTCCTAACATCGTATTTTGCCATAGATCCTAATAGGCTTTACTAGGTTATATAGTTTACGCTAGTTACCTTGATTACAAAGATGTAAACTTGTAAACCATATTTCGGTAAACAAGTTTACATATGACATTTATATAACATCCGCATTTTTTTCAATTCAGTCGACTGATGTTTGTATATAGTGTACAATATTTATGTACTCAAATATTACTGATATCCTCCATATAAGCATCGTAACAAGACTTGCAAAATCGCATGACAAATTCGCCTTCGCCAATGTCATAAAGCTTAGTAACACGATCTCCACATTCTTCACACTTAAGAGGCGTTCTGAAATGTTCCTCTCTTTCGCTATCTGCAATCGCTTTTAGCATTTTATCCTCTTCGCTTGTAAGCTTGGTGTTAGGAACCCCGTAAGGAGCTTTTTCGCTATCAGTCGCCTTTCCGTAAGTAAATAAGTCGTTTTTTGGGTTCAAAGTAGAATTTAATTTTTCATCCATTTCAGTAGGTAAATCACACTTACATATATTATTATTATAACTTACTAACTTACTACTATATAGCCCGCTTACGGTTTTGTCCGTAAGTTCGTCACTTACACACACCTTACTACCCTTACTTGCGTCCTCAGATTCCGGTTCTAAAGTTACTATGGTATCGAACCCATTGAATCGGTTATACCCCACCAAAGTTAACATGACTTTGTTAACATTTCTAACGTCATCCTTAAGAGTGACTTTATCTACATTAAAACCAGGCAGCTTTTGTAGTAACCCCGTCTTGCCATTCTCTCCATGTACTAGCTGGCTAATTCTGTTCACCGATACTTTCAAAACTTCCGCCGCTTCCTCTCTATACATCTCACCGCCGTTCTTTAGGATGGCTTCTGCAAGCCTGCGTTCTGGTTTAGATAGCTTGTCTATCAGAGTATCGGCCCGGCCCAAGTACAGCGCCTTGGCATCAAAAAAATCCTGTTCTATAGCAGAGAGATATTCATCGTCTAATACAATTCTCTGCATGAAATGCCAAACAGCATTAGCTCTAACCAGATCCAAAAATATCGACGGATTGCGGCGGCTGCTAAAATCTTCCCATTTAATTCGCTTCGCAAAGGGTATAAATACCTTGAAATCGTGCTTCTTCAGCTCCAGCACCATCGCCCTACATATCAGAACATCCTCGGTGACCGGGAAACGCTCTTCTCCAGTTTCAGCTTGTTTCAGAAGGTGTTCTATTACCGCCTTGGTCTGGTCTTCCGAACCATCCACATCAAGCCCCACCTGTCTATTAAGCACCTGGATATCTTGGCTGCTATCCACTGATGTAATAGCCCAAACTATCTCAGGCGGAGCCACCATAACCTGAGCCTCGCGGTCTTTATCAATTGTCATGTGCTGATATGGTTCGTGAAACCTGCTTGATGTTTGTTTGATTATCGCATCTAAATCATCATTTTGTTTGTAATCATCTAGAAATATAATAGTTCCTGGTTTTATATCGTGGTAAAATATCGCTTTACTTGATAGCGATGTCTTGATGTATGCACATTTCGGTAAGCAATGCAAGAAGGTTTCGACAGCATCAGATTTGCCCATGCCAGATTCACCCGATAGCTTAGGATGTAGGCCGTTGCTCGTTTTGTTGAGCTGGCTGCCTGTGCAATACATGAGCAATTGGCCCAAGTCACGATCACCGACGTGGATTTTGTTATAGGTGTTCAGGAAGTATTCTATTGGCTTGCCGGTTTTTAATATTTCAACTGCCTTTGTCTTGATTTCATCCGTTATGCCTTCTTCCTCTTCTATAGATGCCTCTGGTTGCTTTTCCTCTTCCCTCTTTTGCACCTCTTGCCTAAACTCATTCCAGGCGGCTTGATCAATTTCAAAGGTCTCTGGCAGCTTGTCCCACTTGCGACAACTCACCCATATAGGTTCGTTGTTGCGAACCATAGCAAACCATTTTGACGCACCTTTTATTTCACATACCCAATTTCCTCTTTCATCTGTCCAAGAATATAGGCTCCCGCCCGTATCCAAGACCATCTTATACTTTTTTGGATCTGGCATCAAACCATCTCGACTTTGCAATTGCTTGCTTTTGTGCCTATGTAGCCTTTCGACCTAGCGACCTCGACGGTCTGCTTGAACAGATCGCCCCTGAGCACACCGGCTCGTGCCTGATTACAGCGAATTATGCCCTCTTTTACAGCTATCGCCAACGCTGGGCCACCACCCGAACAGCACCGCCAGCAATGCCAGGAGTTATCCTTCAGGTCAATTATCAGGTTGTTTCCTCCGACAGATCCATGCACCGGGTGCGCACCCTTAATTTGATTAGTTGACTTTTTCGCCTTATCAGGATACAATACCTTTTCAACTCTGACACCATCAAACGGATCTCTAATATTAGGATCGACCATTACAACTTTGAGCCGCTTCTTTTCCGGCACAGCCTCGTCAAAGCCATAATCTACATACTTAGACAAAATCGCCTTCAATGTTGCAGAATCCAAAGACGCGATAGGCAGATCTTTTATAATGTCATAAGTCTTGCCATTGGGGTGAACACTCGACGGCCCAACTGCCTGAAACCCTCTCGATTGCACTTCTCCTAAATGTAGCGGTTTACCTTCGTCTTTTAGTACTCTATCATACATAATAATTTTTTGATCCAAGTCTGATAGATAATAGAGATGTAATCCCCCCCCACCCGTTCTAACTGTGAACGTGTCGGGCATTTCTGACATAAGCCCTATTTCAGTCAGTCGCATGAGTCCATCAGCATCAAATATGACCAGACCGCCGACTCCTGCCACTATCCCATAGTTCTGATTGCTGCCTATCCAAGATAGAAATTTGGGATCATCTATAGAATAATTGGTATTGCTGCCCGGTACATTCCAGCCACGCTCAAAGGGTTTCTTGCTGCAAATATCGATCCTGACAAACCGAAACGAAGAGCTACGTAACTGTTGCGGCAACCTCACGAGCGCTCTTTCTCGCAAAATATCAGCATCGCTCATCTATGCAGACCACCCAAGATCTTTTTGCTTATTCTGTCGTAAACTGATCGTTGCTTAACTGTCATTTTTCGCTTTCGCATAACATCGAGCATAAAACCATTTTCCCATCTATTTATCATGTTATGAGAAAACGCATATTCAAGCATTGCAGAATTGACCTTGCCGCGCTTGATGGCCTGAAATATCAGATCGCTTTCCAGATCCATGAACTTCTTTACGCAGCAATTACCAACCAGTGCCTCGTTTCCATTAATCTCATTCTTGATGTAACATAGCTCCTTGATATGTGGATGCGTGCATAGGCAAGAATAGTCCTCACCGTCTTCTGCCATCTCAATATATTGCAGAAACCATTCTTTTTTTGCTTCCTCCCACGTATCCGCTTCGCTGCGATCTATTATCTCTTGAAAAAGCTTGAAATTCGCGAGCAGAGTCATGCTCCATCTCCCCACGATTTACGGCACTTGTCGCACTGCCCATCGCAATATTTTTCTATTTCGCGTCGTTCGTCTTCGCGCGTTTTTTCAATGTATTCTGCTATACTTAGCCAATAGTCGTCTATATCGACCTTTGAAAACCGATACTGACTATCCACTTCGCGATGCAATGATTCATTTTTTAGATAACACGCATCGCAGCAAACTTCATCGGCAATTTCGTGTACTGCAATCGTTGGCGCTCCACAATAAACGCAAGTAAACTTGGCATTTCCGACGTTGGGCAACCCAAAATTATAAATAGCATTAGGCTTAATAGTATCTTGCATCTTCTATCACCGCTAAATGCCCGCCACAACGGGCATATCCTTCTTTTCTACATTCCAATACCGACTCTTGCACTTCGGGCACATTGCCGGTAGCCAATCCACCCTAGGAAGCCATTCCCAGCCACATTTGAGACATTTCTGTTTTTCGATCATACGCTATGATAGGTAAGTTATTCTATATCAATCTTTTGGTTAGTTCAATCGAAAGGTTTATTACCTATCATAGTAAAGGATAGCCTATGACAAACCAACTCCCTACCATCACCCAAAAACCAGACGGCTTCTGGTGGCAAACCCAAACAGATAGCAATGGCCCGTTTGGCAGCGAAGACGAGGCGCTAAATGATTATGTAGATGGACATGAATGTGAGGAAGAATAGATGGACCAGATTATTTGCGGTGATGCACTCACAGAGCTTCGCAAGCTTCCCGGTGAATCGGTGGATTGCTGCATAACCAGCCCGCCTTATTGGTCCCTCAGAAATTACAACGTAGATGGGCAGATAGGACTCGAGGATAGCCCGGATGAATATGTCGCAAAGCTGGTAGAAGTCTTCCGAGAAGTTAAGCGCGTCCTGAAAAAAGAGGGCACCCTTTGGCTTAACCTTGGAGACTGCTATGCAGGTTCATGGGGCAACTATTCCCCGAAATCCTCTTGTCCTAAAGAAGGATGGACAGAAACAAGATTTGATCGCCGGGCTTATGATGATAGGACATGGAGACCACCAAACAGCCACAGGCAGGAAGGCTTAAAGACGAAGGATCTAGTAGGCTTGCCTTGGATGGTTGCATTTGCGCTTAGGGCGGATGGTTGGTGGCTTAGGAGTGAAGTGATATGGCATAAGCCAAACCCAATGCCGGAAAGCGTCCAAGACCGTCCTACGAAGTCACATGAAACGATATTCTTATTATCAAAATCTGAAGTATATTTTTATGATGCAGACGCCATCAAGGAAGATGCTGTTAACCAGAAGATGCCCGGATCGAATATGACGGATACGAAAGAAACTTATGGAAAACAAAACGGCGGTAATAGCGGTCTACGGGATCTAAGACGAAAATATAAAGCGGAAGGATTACCACAAACCAGAAACAAAAGATCTGTTTGGACCATTCCAACAAAGCCCTTCCCCGGTGCACATTTCGCCACATTTCCCGAAGCTCTGGTCGAGCCCTGTATCATGGCAGGCACAAGTGAGAAAGGATATTGTCCGGCGTGTGGAAAACCTTGGATTAGGCAAATTGAGAAGAGCCGGGCAACTTATCATAAAACAGAAGATCCTACTATGGACACCGGGCGCAAAGGCATGAACCGCGTGAGAGAAGGCGAAAGCGATAAGTATGTTTTGGCAATTCCGCAAAGCGAATTGGCGAATCTTCTCAAAAAGGCAGCGATTGGCAAAGAGCCTGAGATGGAAGCCCGATTTGGTAGCAAATGGGCGCACTGGACAAGGACCGATTCATCGGGGGCACGGATACCAACATTTGCAGATGCTAAGGAGATCTATAATCTGCTTGGGGTAGAGATCCCTTTTAATGGTGAACTGGGTGGTTGGCTCCCATCCTGCCAATGCTCCTGCGATCCTCGACCGGGAATTGTCCTAGACCCATTTTTCGGAGCTGGAACCGTTGGCGTGGTGGCAAAGAGGTTAGGGCGCGGCTTCATCGGAATTGAATTAAATCCTGATTATTGCGCCATCGCCCGCAAGCGCATAGCCGCCGTACCCGCTTCGCTTTCTAATTGGTGCGAAATTGACCGTAACGTGAAGGTGATCTAAATGGAATGCCAAATATGCAAAAGAGAACGTTCTATGAAATATTTCCCAAAAAGAGTGCGAACCGGTACCGGCCAAGTATACAAAGTATGCTCAGATTGCGACCCAGTAGACATAACGCAATTGGCCGAAGCCGTAGCTCAAAAATTGGATGTAGATGTCGATTGTAGCGCATATCTACAAGTTCGGAGGAGATAAGCATGTTTAAAGCTGTAATCCTAGCCGAAACGCTACGCGACGCCATCGATGCAGTTTCACCGCTCGCCGATGAGGTGAAATTCGTCATCTCGCCAGATAGCATAAAAATGAAAGCAGTCGATCCCGCAAATGTGGCTATGGTATCGCTTCAGATCGGCAATCAGGCCTTCGAATACTTCAAAGCCGATGCTTGTGAAATCGGCATAGATTTGGTTCGGCTCAGTGATGTATTGAGTATGGCAGATAAGGGTGAGAATGTTCAGCTGGAGCTGGAAGAAGAGAGCCACAAGCTCAAGGTAAGTGTCGGGTCACTTTCATATACAGTTGGATTGATAGACCCCACTGCTATCAGGAAAGAGCCGCGCATCCCAGATGTCGACCTGCCTACAAGCGCGACCATGGATGGCCGCGTGCTACATAAGGCTATCAAGGCGGCGGAAAAGGTCAGTGATCATGTAGTGCTTGGTGTGTCTGATGATGTATTCTTCATGGAGGCGAGGGGCGATATAGACTCATTAAAGCTGAAGATACCAGCTACCGAGCTTTTAGGCATGAGGCCTGGAGAATCTCGGAGCTTGTTCTCTCTGGATTACTGCGTAGATTTTGCCAAGGTGGCGGCAAAGTCTGGAGAGGTAATATTGGAAATGGGGATAGATTATCCCATGAGGATACTATTTAATGTGAATAAATATATCAAAGTGATATATATGTTGGCTCCGAGAATTGAGCAAGATTAAAAAAATTTATTTTCTCTCTATATTTTTAGCACGCCTTTCCGTCTTCCTCTTTTGCGCCCTACTTAACTTCTTAGGCCGCCAATATGGGCAGTCGCCGTCATGCTCGACCATGTAATTAGGTGAGCATGAAACTGCGCCTGAGCTGTTATTGCAGTGCTGGCAGCGGCCCTTGTAGGTGGATTCTGTCATGGGCAACCTTCAGTTTTTCTCGATGAGATCCAAAACATAATGTCCCTCATCTGGCATGCTATGAAAATCGAAATTGTATCGTTTTCGATTTACGGCATGTATTATGCTTCCGGTAATCGAAAATGCGTTTCCCTCAATTTCCTCATGCTGATCGATGATTGACCATCTAGCCGCAACTAATTTTCGCAATAATTCGCTTGGTTTCATTCAATCCTTCCATATTTTGCTACATTTGCTTGCATCTACATCTACGCCTTTGCCGCCTTCTCCCGAAAATTCCTTATGTGGCCTGACACCTTTCAGCTCTGCCAGCCAGTTTGCTTTCAGGTTGCCGGACTTGTCAAAAAAATCATCGGCAAAAAACCAGCATGCTCCATCTTTCACCAATGGGGCCGCCACTGTCAGGATTCCAGTTTCACATAGGCAGTCTGCGATAATTCCGGCATCCAATATGCCCTCTTCATATGGCAGGCCTGCCTTCTGGAATGATGCTGCTAGGATCTTGCATCTGGGGCAGGTGGGTGTACTGTAGATGATCATGGCATGTCGCCTAGCCTTTCCAATTCCGCCTTCAGTTCTCCTATCCTGCTTAGATGAAAACTCAACTCATCCTTCGCCATGGCAATTGCCTCAGATCGTGGTATTAGATTTCTGGTAGGCTCTGGTACCTTCTTCCTCGTCAATGGATCGGCATTCTGCCTCATGGCGGCCCGATAGGCCACACATAGATCGCATGAGCAGCTTGCCTCATGTTTCATGGTTGGGCCTTCCTAGCTGCTATATATGCCGCAAGGATGGCTTCTGCTGGCGTATTTCCGGGCAGTTTGGCCGAATCCATCCCACATGCACCCGGCCACCATATTTCGCACACATGATCATCGTTTATTTTAGCGATCTGCGAATATCCCCATTTTCTCGCCACGATTGCCCTCTGGCATGCCCCCTGTATGATGTCGTCCTCATATTCGATATCCACTTGCTCTAGACCGCGTTCTATTTCGGCATAGCAGTCCGGGTCAATTTTCGCCAGCTCTTTCAAAAGTTCTCTCATCTCATCGCATCCTTCTTCATTTCAACACCCAAACAAATTTTCTTTCTATTTTTCCGGCCTTTCTCATCTCTGTCAGATATTGGCTAGGGTCGGTCCCCAATGCGGCTTGAATTTCCCTTATGCTTTTTGGCCCCTCTTTCAGCATCTGGGTGATCTTTTTGCGTTTATCGCGACCAATGGCCCTCATATGGTGCGCGCTGTTTCCGAAATATTCACCGCGATGTATCCCTACATGAGTTCTCCCTTGTATGATGGCCCGCACTGCTCCCCTGCTGCAACCAAATGATCTTGCGACAGATCCTTGTGACTCATCGGTGCATAGACAAGCCATGATGCGGATAGCTTCGGCCTCGGCATCACTGAGAGCCATCTGACCTCATCTCCGCAATCCTTCGGCTCACATCATCTGCCATCCAGATCTGGCCCGTTGCCCTGTTGATCTCCGCCGCGATGCTGGTATATTTCCTGCCCTTCATCTGCCTGATAATGTCGTCTGCTTCGTCCTGGGGCGATTCGGCGGGACTTTTTGTCTCTGGTATGACAAGTGGCTTGGCAGGCTGCAAGCCTTCGATTATAGGCTTTACATGCAATCCTGCGGCCTTTTCTTTGGTGTATTGCCCAACCACGCCGCGCACCCTGGCTTCGGATATGCCTAATATCTTAGCGATCTCCCTGGACAGCTTGCCTTCATTGTGTTTGTCTCTGATCCATTGCCTCATATCGGGATCGATCGGTTTTTGTGTTTTTACTGGCGTGCTCTCCATCTGCTTTTTCTCTTCTTCTGTGCACCGGAACGCCGCTTTATCGACCGCTTCTTTGGTCCATCCATCATGTAGGCTGTTTAGTGCTATTCGCAATTCGTCTATTGCCCTCTCAGAACCGGCTAGAAAAGCCACATCATCCGATCGAACCACATAAAATTCATCAGTCGGCTCGATGGCTATGATAACTCGATCTTCTTTGCTGGATTTGAATATCTCAATCATCCTAACAACCTCTCGATTCTTTCCAATGCCTTAATCAGCCTTTCGCCGCGTTTCTGCAGGTGCCAGTTACCGCGAAACTCCGATACCAGATCGTGCTTTCGCATCTCTTCTAACATCTCTGATACCGTGTTAGAATAGATGCCTTCTTTGTTACTTATATCGGTTTTGTTGCGATCGCCGTTTGCGAGCAATCGCATGATATCGGCTTTCATCTCTAGCCGCGAACGTCGTTTCATGCCATTTTGTACGACATGATACTACATAAACCTGATGCTTACTCATGAAATTTCTCGATAAAAAATAGGTATCTGATCATGCCGATCATATGTTATGCGCCTTTTCGTTCCCCGTGCCATAGTCGTTGATGGCCTTGCCGTGGACCATGTTCCCGGTGATGATATTGTAGGCGGAATCGTTGCCAAGTTCGATTGCCACCGCCAGATTGGACTCATTTGGCAAATTGTTTCCTATAATGCGATTGTAATCGCCATTGATTACCATTCCTTTGCAACTGGAGCGATTAAAGTAAAACGACACGCAGTTGCTGATGAGATTATCGTGCGCCGCCGATTCGATCAGCACCGACTTAGCGTGATTGTCGAATATGCAATGGTTAATCGAGTTCATTCCGCCTGTGGAATCGATGTACACACAGATGCTATAGGCGGTTGTCGAATAGGGCCAGAAATGGCTATTGCTAATAGCATTATCTGCGGAATTTCCTGTGATTATCACAGAGCATACCGATTGTGCGATCTCGCATTGATCGACCTTCAGATCATGTGTATTTGTGATCTCGATGCCGCCGCACCAATCGTCTGCGGCATTACACTTTCGGATGAAGCAATTTTTTATGATGCTGGCCATTGCAGAGCCCTCTAAATCGATATAAATGCCAGAGTCACCAGTCCCAAAAATATAGCAATGATCTATAGTGGTCTGCCAGGCGTATAATGTAGCCCACTTGATACCATAGCATCCAGCGTGCCCGGTAGATGTGTGCCCGCCGTTGATCGATAGATCTCGAATAGTTGTCATCCGGTGCTTGATTTCGAACACCGGACCGGTGCCGGCACCAACCAGCAATAGGCCGGTATGCGAAGTGCCATCGTCATCAATGCCCCATCCGGTCCCTATGATTGATTGGCCTATCGCAGTAGTATATGGATGGCTGCCGGCGGTGATATTCAGCAGCCCGGCCACAACCACGACCGCACCTGCTCCGCCTGCGGTGAGTGCCGCCTGCAACTGAACCTGATCATCGGTGCCGTCGGTGATGTAATCGCACCAGGCATGGGGACCAACTGTCACATAGTGTTGGCTGGAACCGAGCGGACAATTTGATAGCCCCGCCCCGGCCAGTGTTGGGCCCCCATGCGTGGCGAATTGATGCGCTAGGATGTCGCCATAAGTGGCAGAGTTGGGCAGCTCAAGGCCAACAGAAGCACCGAATTTTCCGATACTGACATGTCCTCCGAGAGGATTGATTGCCAGTTGCCACGCCGAATGTGACCACTGCCTGGCTTGCATCCAGAATGGATACGGAGCAGTGGCAGACTGCCCCGTCGCTAACTCGACCCCGCCGGTACGGATGGCCACCGTGCAATCCGACCCATATACAACGGAGGGTTCATATTGCAATCCATCTATTGCTTGACCTCCCGATCTCCCTTCCAGCAGCAACAGATCATCAATCGCGTAGCCAATCTCCTTCAGCAACTTGCCAGTAACACCATCAAATACCGCCAGCTGCCCATCTACCGCGCTCGACGGTCCTACCATGCTGCCATCCTGGCCGCCCACCATGAACACCGCCCAATATGATGCCCACGATGCGCCAACTTCTGGCTCGTTTCCCGCGGCCGATGTATGTGATACGATGCACCGATATGATGCCGATCCGTACCCCGCCTTCGTATGGCTCACTACGTCGCCGATCGCATAATTGCCACTGAGAACCCAGTCGCCTTGCCATTGTATGAGGATACCCTCGTTCTGTAAAATGTAATGTTTTCGCATATTTCCTCAATAATAATATCTGTCGTTGTATTCCACGCCAAGAAATTTAAGTCGCGTTCCAGCGGTGCATTCTATTCGGATTTTGAACTCTTCCAGAGGGTCTGCTGCGGGAAGTTCTTGCGGCGCCACATATCGCTTGACCGTAGCCTTGAATTTTGATACCGTGAGGTCGTCGCTCGCTCCGTCGCAATGTATACCAAATCCTAAATCGGATGCTCCCGCCATATCCGGGACGTATAATTGATTGTGCCCAACCACGAGATCGCAGTCTAGCAACGTGGGGGTCTCGGTGGTAAAGTCCGTGATATAAACGATGCTAGGTGATCCGGCAACGCCCGTGACCCATAGCTCAAGCATTGCTGCATCTGGTTCGCCGGAAATCGGCAGCGGACCCCAAAAAGGCACCCAGAACCACGCGCCCGTGGGCAGATTTAGGCTGCCGTCTCCTACAACATAGCTCCCGCCCATGTGCGCCTGGAGATCCCACACGACCGAAGGATAACCGCTTTCTGTGGCCGATGATAACACACTCTCATAGCTATGCATCACTTCACCGCGCCACCCCAATTCGAAAATGTCACCTCGCATCATTTTTTCGCAGAGTTGGATTTCCCGGTCATGCTCTGCTGTACTGGTCCCGGGTGTGATTCGCAGCGAGAGGTCTTCCACATAGCTACTTGATACATAGTCGCCGGACGCTTGCAGATACCGAACCGGCGCGACCTCGTTGCCGTCGTTGGTTATTGCTCCCGAAACTGCCGGAACGGTAACGGCGGTCCCGAATGTGATGCCCTGCGACGGTCCATAAAGCCACGCTTCCCGGCAGGTGATCTCCCCCATCGCCGTATAGAAATTGTAGCCGGGAGCACGCGGTTCTACCGATTCCAGATAGCCATGAGCGGAAGCAATCAGGCCAAAACGATCGGCATCGAAGGGATAAAATTCGTCGTCTTCATCACAGGTGTTCAAAGTTTCCAAGAATGTCTCGATTTCGTCCCGATCAGAGCTTCGGACTCGGATTTTGTACTTCTTCGGCTGCCTGCCCTTATACCGCACATCTGAATAATTGCGTGTCGGTGAAGTGACCTCTTCGACCGCCCGTGCCCCACCGGACGGTGATATGCCGTCCCGGTAGACAATGCTGGTGATGTCATACGGCCCAACGGCGCAATATGGCGTAACATTAGTTACCATAAAAACCTCTATTCGTAGTTAACTATCACATACATCTGGGTGCAGCGAGCATGCGGACCGCCCATGTAGACATATGCGTATAGCCAGAATCCGGCCTGAAGATCCCTGATATCTCCCCACGTCCAGGCGACTCCTGTATATGGATTGGTGGTCCAAACATCGTAGTAATTTTGGTAAGCCGTCCCTAGATATCTATTCTCTCCATAGTAAAGGTTCCCGCCAACCAAGAGCACCCCTTTGGATAGGTAGCTACCCTCGCCCGCAGTGTGCCTGCACCGGGTTACCACGGTGACAGACGTGACGCTGCCATACTCATCTTCAGGCGCGATCGGTGTGAGATCAAACGTCACCACGCCTTGGCTGCTAGCGATTGCGCTTATATAGCCAACGTCTTCGTCCGGCGTGTCGTCGTCTACATATTGCCATATGTCAGTTAACCCATAAACAGGCAAGGTGCAGACATCCCCCGTGGCAACGGGCCGAATGACATAATACCCCGCGCCGCCCGGCGGCTCTGGATTGGTCCATGGTTCAGTGCCCCTATAGCATGTGACCGTATAGGAGAGATTCATCTCAGGATGGACCGTGCAATTGGCATGATCCGGCCAATCGCTCTTCTTTTTGATGTAGACTTTGATGGTGCTGATCGACCCATATTCTACCAGCCGGGTGATATCGATATCAGAGATGCTATCCCCAACAAGATAATGCCTGATGCTCGTATACTGGTTGCTGGTATCGTTTATCAGCACCTTTACGTCCATCGGCTCAGGATCAGAGTCACTGGTGATAGTGACACCCAAAAACACCCTATGGCTCCAGTCATTTGACCTGACCTCATCCGGTACTGTGAAGGAGCCTTCGTATCCAGTGCACCAGCCGTGTGTCAGGTCCCCGGACTGCATTGTGCCGCTGCCAGAGATCGTATCTGATGTCTTGGTTAGGTATTCGTCGGAATACACCTTACTGAGACTGCTTTTGGCGTTGAACGCATCCATGATATCGGATTTTCTCGCGCCTAGCTCGACCTCAACGTCTCCTGCCATATTGGTCTTTCGCGATGCCACTTGTAGGATTTTCTCGGATTCGCCGATCAGTGCAAGATCTACCATGTCGCCGGGGAGCGGCGAGAATGGCCATTCCGGCAGTGGTTTTACGGTGAAGACCTCATCGCTCAGCCGCCTATGATATTCAGCATCCACGACGGTTTTGAGCCGCCCGGTAGTGTCAAGATATGTATCATTGGCATCATATGTTTCTTGATACCAGACTCCTTTCCAAGCGTGGTCAGAAGGCGCATATCTCTGGATGGCATCGCGGCTTCCCATGCCCCGGCCTATCAGGGCGTGGACCTTCAGGTCAGTGGCTCTGGATTGCGTTATTTCCTTGATCTGATCTTCGGGCAGGAAGAATTCATTTTCCGGATAGCTTAGGAGAACGTCGAAGTAAGTATGGTCTGCCTCATAGCGGAAAAATGGAATTAAATTGTGGAATTCTGCCAGGTCGATGAGGATATCTAAGATCCTGTCAGATTCGCATTGAAAATTCCCCTTCAGATAGGTGTCACTGTTAGCGATACTTCCCATTTCAACGCCGGTGGCATACGCATCATCGGCGCATAGCATGACCTGCGGCCCGAAACCATGATTATAAGTGGCATTGTCGCAGCGCACCCATAGATCATTTGCATCTGAGTAGCACGAGAGCGCCGTCGCCTGTAGGTTCGCAAAGCTGCTTTGCCTCGGAAGTAATAACCCTTCCATATAGATGTCGGATGTGCCTATTCTGCTATCCGATCCCAGCCCGGCCAACTTGTATATATTATCCGATCCATAGTAATACCAATCATACACGGGAGTCCCGGTGGTAATTAGGTTGCCATAAAACGGAATGATGCTGTTGGCTATCCAGAGAAGGCCCGGACACATGGATACGTCGTAAGCATCTGCGGTCTGAGAAGGCGCATCCGAAGCAAATGCGTGCGCCAACACGCGAGAATCCGGCGCATAGGAATACCGGCCCGTGTGCCGCCTGAGCAGAAGGTCCTCTTCGCCCTTGCAGTTTAGCTCTCTTTGGTTGATATTTTTTATCTTCGGCCTCTGAATGTAGCCCCTGAAGAGGGTTTCCCCCCCATCAGTGGCTATGACTCTCGCATATGGCTTGACCGGAACGCGCCGGGAACAATCGATTTTGAACTCAGATGGCCGGTTCGCATCGCGGTATCTGGTTAGGTCCCAATTATCGGCGTCAATCTCGATGGGATCTTCACCGACGTTCTCTACTAAGATTTCCATTTAGTAACCTGCCCGTCCGACTGCGATTTGTTCTGTGATGTCTGCTTTCAGCTTCCGGTCCCGTTCATCGAGTACCGCGTAAAAATCGTCGCCGCTGACACTGCCATGCACGGTGACCGGACTATTGATGGTGATGTTGGGCGCGCCTCCGCCGAACTGGCCCAATTTTTCCACCACGGAGTCGAACCTGGCAGCTCCGACAACGTATTCGCCGCCGGGCTTGTCGCCTACAACAGCCAGGGTCGAGGAGGGGACAAATGCTTCCGTCGCAAGCGATGGCACCCACTCGCCGTATGATCCGCCCGTGCTCTCGACCTGGTTGACGATGTTCTGCCCTCGCGTATACGGGTTATTCCAGCCCGAGTTCATCGATCCGATGGTGCCGCCGGAGGCCAGAGCTTGTTGCAATGCCGCCGTGAACCAGGCAGGGTCACTGCCTTGGCCAACGCCCGCTGCACCGCCTGATATCCAGTCGTCGAAGGTTGAGCCATAGCGCGATTGCCGGGCAGAGAACCAATCAGACCCGCCGCTCGATGAAACCAATGCGCCGTAGCCAGACGATCCGCCACCATATGCAGAAATAACGGCATTGGCCATCGCGATTGCGTTTGCGTCTTGGCTCGATGCCAAAATTTGCCGGGAAACGGAGAGCAAGTCTCGACCATTTGTGGATATCGACTGGATGCCTTTCGTGGACTGCTGCTGCTGTTCTTGCAGCGCAGATAATGCCGCCGCCTGCTCTCTTTGCAGGCCCGGATCATCAGTCCATCCGACTTTTCCGCCCCAACCATAGCCTTGCTCGTATGATTGCATCGGCAGATTTCCGGCGGTGATGCCTAGGTAGAATCTGTCGGTGGTCTTCAAGCTAGGATCGGGAGGGTTGAATGAAAGCCCTTCGCAGGTGTCGGTCCGGGGATCATATGAGATGACATAGCCTTCTTTTGACAGACCGGACACCAGAGCGCCGCCCCCCGTGGCGGAAAATGTTTTATTGCCGCTTAGCTGACTGAAGATCCCACCATTAGACAGGATGCCACCGGACGCCAAGGTGGATGTGCCGATTGTGGTCTTAAGCTCGGATAGCCTGCCTGCCATGTTGGCGGTGTTCTCTTTGATTCCGGCCAGCGTTGACGTTATCGTTCCGGGCGAACCTACAATTGCGCTGCCCCATGATCCGCCCAATGCCCTCGCGGCCTCTTCCTTGATTTTTTCGGAAGCGGTATATTTCAGAGTCGAATCTGGCTTTACCGTGGCTATACACCCTTCGGTAAATGATTCGCCGTACAGATACCTCCACGCAGAAGCATCATCATTGGCCTGCTTATATGCTGCGTCGGATATCGCTTTGGCCGAAGGTGTGTATACTAAGCTCGGATCGGGCTTGTTTGTGGCGATGCAGCCCTCCGTAAAAGCCTCTCCATATATGCTATTCCAGACATCGGATACTTTGAGTCCCTGAGATTTTCCGGAGTTCACAAGATCCAGCGTATCATATTCCACTTTCGCCGGGTTTAGCAGACCTTTCGAGGAAGAGCTAAACTTGCCTTGCCCCGCGACCGATTCCAGCGCCTGCATGAACCAGGCAGGCTCCTCATGCGGCCCGGACGGCATGACCGAAGATATACCCCGAGCTGCATTTGATTGCGCTACATAGGCCGCTATCCGATCATCCATCTTGTAATGATCCCATGAGGATTCATCGCCTAACGGGTTGAACTTGATGTTCTTTAGAGCCTCATCCGAGATCATAACGCTTGCTTGACCACGTTTGCTCGATGACTGGAAGCTATCGGCTCCGCCTGAAATGGTCCATCGGTTATCAGTTTCTGGATTCCACCACAGATCGCTGATGGATGAGAACGAATCTCGGACATCAGTTACAGATCTATCTACACCGGCATTCCAGTCGTCCACATTCTGCCTGGTGGTTTCGGTCTGCAACCGGCATCCTCCGGCCACACAATCTTGCCACTGCGCCGCGCTGGGATCGCGGCCTTCGGTCGTGTAGCTAGATGACGCGCCGGGCCTACCACCCCATGATGATAGGCTGCTGCTCATGCGCAGGCCTCCACCGCCGCCTGCAGCAAATGCCCTTATGGGCAAATATTTCTGCAAAAGTTCCATTGTCCTGCGCGGGTCAGATAATGGCAGGACAAGCTCTGGCCCGGCCTCGCCGATTAGAGCGAAAACGGCATCGTTGACTTCACCACCATTGGCGAACGTGTTTAGCAGACCGTTGAAATTGTTTGGGTTGACGTAGTGCGAGGCGAGCAAGTTCACCGGCGCGTTGATATTGGACCCGGAATAGTATGTGGTCCCTAAACCCCTGCCTGAATAGATATATGAAGGCGAATAGTTTCCCACGCCGCTATATGTCGGGTTCCCGGATCCCCAATTGAGACTCCTAATTTGTGATGCGGCATTTGCCAGAGCGGCGACCAGATCCAGCAGTCCCGTTCCTACACCGCGAGCGGCTGCCGTGGTATCAACGAATGTGGGCGCAAGAGCCTTGCCATTTTCATCGATGGCAATGAAGGTGCCGTCTACGAGCTTGACATGCTGATTAAGCTCGACCTGCGCAGATGCAGCCTCTTCTCTCAGCCAGGTTTCTCTTGCCAGCGCGGGCTCTGATCGCAGGAGAGCATCTAGGAAAACTGCCGCCGTGCTAGCGGTTCCCGGATCGTCGCTTGTGGCAGCTGCGTCCAGACCACGCAGGTATTTCTTTTGCTCCTCAGTCGCGGTTTGTTCCCATTGCCACCGTGCCCTCTGCTCTTCCCGGAGTGGCATCTGCTTGGTATTCGCCCATTGGGTTTCAAACCGCTCTTTGTTGTCGAGCAGCCAGACCTCAAAATCGGCTTCAGTTCCGCTGAAATCGAGATCGATTTTTACGCCTTTCAGGGAGTCCTCTATGTCTTTTCGGATTTCTCCTAAGTTGGCCGCCTCAAACTCTATCGGGTGCTGTTTCTCCATTTCGTTGAGTTGCTTTATCAGACCTTCCAGCGCTGGTTTTTCGTTGAGAGGTTCGATAACGCCGTCTTCTATCGCGTTTCGGAGCGTGCCTTTGATGCTATCCCCGGCGGTTTCAAAATATTTAGGCAGATCAAGGACTATCGGCCTCATCTGCTCTTTCCAAGCATCGAGGTCCAGCACCTTCTCAGCCACGACTTTCCCGGACCCATCGAAAATGTTCCAGAACCCGGAGCTGGATATGCTCTCGCCAGAGAAGTGCTGAGCACTGTAGCTAGCAAGCATCGTGGCGAAGTCGGATGTAGTGCCTGGCTTCAGGTAGGTGCTGGTGTGATCGGCCCCGCCTATGATTCGTGTCGCACCTGATGCATATATCGTCTTTCCGGCGGCGTCCTTCTTGCCAGTATCATACGTGCCGGAAAGGGACATGCCGCCAGGATGTGCCTTTATGTAAGCATCATTTGCTTCAGCGAATGCTTTTGCTGCTTCTTCAGCAGCTGTTTTTAGGTCTTCTGCCACTTGTTTCTGAGCAGCATTACTTCCGGCTTCCATGCCGGTTTGCGTGCCTTCTTTCGCGCCTTCTCCTATGGCATCCGCCGCTTTCCTGTGAATGCCATCCCATCCAATTTCCCACTCTCCGCCGTATCCTAGCTGTCCAAGAAGCCCGCTTTCAGAAACATCAACGCCTAAGCCTGCATTTCCAGATAGTAACTTCTGAGCACCTGCAAAAAGCTGAGATCCTGCCTCGTTGGCGCTCACCCACGCATCAGCGATGCTATTAGCAAAGCTAGTAACAAACGGCAGCAATTGGCCGCC